GTACGGTCTGGTCCGGCTTGTCGGTACGGTCTGGTGTGGATTGTCGGACAGGTCTGGTCTGGATAGTCGGAGAGGTTTGGGAGGGCGAGGTATGTCAGATGAGGTCTAGAATGGATTGTCGGGGAGATCTGGCGAGGATTGTCGGTGAGGTATGGGCTGTCGGACAGGCTTGGATTGTCGAGAGGGGAGGTGAGGCTTGTCGGGAGGTCTGGGCTGGAAGGTCGGGGAGGCATGGATTGTCAGAAAGGTTCTAGACAGGCTTGTCGGTGCGGCTTGGATTGTCGGTGGGGTATGGAGTGTCGGTGAGGTCTGGATTGTCAGAAAGGCAGACTCTTCTTTGTCTTCAGTCCCCGATCGGCTCGAACCTCTCTAAAGAATAAGTCCCTGAACCCTGAGAACGGTCGGCACCGATACCGTTGTCCTGTAGGTACTCAAGAATAGTCTTGAGTTGAGACTCCTGGATGACTCCATCGTTGAGGACCCGAATGCGGAAGGAGATAGGAACCTCCAGGGCGTACTCTACACGCTTGATCGAGGTCCGAGGCCCCTGCATCGTCATCACCTGGATAGGACGCTCTTCAACGTGAAAGAAATCCTCAGGGTGGTGGGCCTCTCCGCACCGACACCTGATCTCGCAACCCCCAATACGAGGATCAACGAATACCCTCTCGGCCAGACGAGCACGGAAGTTCTTGACGTCCAGCATTCCCTTGAGGATGTTGGCCCCCTCCTTCAAGGCTGCCTTGAAGGCTCGAGACTCATAGTGAGCAACCAGGTTGCGGTCTCGCCAAAAGACAACCATGTGGGTCTCTTCGAGATCGATCTCGGCCAGACGCTCGAGTTGAACCTTGGCTGCATCGAGGGCTTCCTTGGGCGCCTTCTTGGACGAAAGCCAAGACTCGATCAACCTAGGATTAGCCGGGAAACCCCCGGTCAACCTAGTGGCCGTGAGTTCTACCTGATACGAATTCCACATGTTGGGCAATACTAAACTCCTCCTACTGATTGATCTGGGGTCGTGTTCCCATGAATATAGTATAACACAGGAACAGTTTCCTGCACGCCCAGAGAGGAAACGAGGGAGGAGTTTTCTCAACGGTTAGAAAACACTCGGGGGCCTATATGATTATTGAATACTGACTCAAGTCCAACTATCCGTAAAAGAAATCCACATCTAAGTCAGCATGATCCATAATAAGGAGAACTCCTGATGGAAACTTACAAATTTCACCCTGCAGCCAACCTTTTCCCGATGATGGATGAAACCCTTACCGAGGAACTTACTGAATCTATCAGGGACCAAGGCTATGACGAAACCGAACCCCTCAAGATTTACCAGGGTCAAATCTTGGACGGACGAAATAGGTATCTGGTATGCCAAGCATTGGACATCGAGCCCAAAGTTGTCGAGTGGGTAGGGAGTGACCCCTGGCATGCCGTGATCCGCTGGAACATGACCAGAAGAGACTTGACCCTGGACCAAAAGACTGCCATTGCTGCCCAAGCCGCGCCCAAACTTCTAGAAGAAGCAAGGCGGAGGCAAGGAGATAGCCTCCCCCGAGAAGGACAAAGAGGCTTTCAACCCAATGTGCAACAGGATCCTGTTGCACATTCTAAGAACCCTACTCGAGATGAACTAGCCAAGACCTTCAACATCAGCACCCACCAAGCAACTCAAGCCATGAAGTTAGCCGACCGGGAGGAGGATACTGAAGAATCAAGAGAAATCAAAGCCTCCCTAAGAGAAGAAGTCAGGTCGGGAACTAAGAAGGCAGTTGATGCTGTCAAGATACTGACCCCACCTACTCCCAGGACTACCCCTGAAGTTCCTGAGTACACGATGAGGGGCCAAGGTTGGAGTTTGTCTACTCCGACTTTGGACACTTCTGGAGTCTGGAAGTTGATCAGGGATGTAGAACACTCTGTAGAAAGACTCAAGTACTCAGACCAAAGAGACCCCAGGAGAGAAGTTCTTCCCCAAGAGATCCTGGACAAACTTTTGAGTCTTCTGGACCAGAACGACTTGAGGTCAGAAATCAGTTCCCTGCAGCGTGAAGTAACTTACTTGGAAGACCTCCTCCAGGTCATGAAACAACCAAATCGTATGAGGATTTTGAGGAATGGCTAAAAGACTAGGATCACCTACTATAAACCGCCTAGTAAACGAGAAGTTCCAAGCCGATGACTCCTGGCAAACAGATGTCTTAATCCGAGAAGCCTTCTTCGAACCTGACTTCCCGCTGACCTGGAAAGAATTCAAGGCTCTTCCTAAGGCAGTCCAAGGTTGGTGCCTAGCAGGCTTAAATTACCTGCACTCAGGGGCAGTAGGCAAGTACAAGGATGAAAAGGGGCATCGAATCCTGTATTCTATCCCCTTGGCTAAAGGAATAGGGTCTAAGGGGGGCTTCTACAAGAACATCGACCTTGCTACTGAGAAGGAACTAGAGAAAGTAGCAGAAAAGTTTGGGAACGCACTAATATTCTTCGGGAAGAAAGAAGAACCCCTGTCCAAAATGTACAAGGAACTCAAGGAGGCTAAAGAACAGGGACTACCCGTGTCCAACCTGCGAGAACTTCGTAAGTTGAGGATCGCCTAAGGTGCCTAAGATGAACTACGAACTCGACGAAGACCTTCTCGACAAGGACTCTACCTTGATCAGAGCAAAGTGGACAATGGACGGAGCGAAGACTCTTCACGAGGCAGCCAAGAACCTCAGGCAAGCAGCAGACAACCTCGAAAAACTAAAGAAGGAGGGTTGGGAACTAATCTCTCCGGTTGAGGATGACTACGGACACATCAGGAGAGACCCCAAACCTTAGGCCTTGTACCCGGAACTCAAATCTCCTATAATCATAGTTGTGAGTAGTGAACACGAGATAGACCCGAATCCCCCCCTAATCTACAAGACAATCCACTAAGAAGTGAAATTCACCTGCCTCGTAATCATTTTTGAACTCGGGATCATCATCGGGATCCTATCCGGAATCAGTATTCAGTTAGCAAGAAAGGGATAAAGTTAGTGTTTCTAGCCATAGTTCACGACGGATTCTCGGGCGGCGTCTCTTGGGGTTGGAGTGGAAACGCTGCGGTCGCCGCAGGTCTACTCGGACTCTGGGCGCTGTACAACATCGTCGGGGTATTCGGGTAGAAAACAAGTTCTACTCTCGACACCGAGACAGAGGCTACCCGTGGGGTGATGCTAAGGAGGTGATGCAGAAGTGAACTTTGACTACGTCAACTAGCCCCTAGGCAACAGAAAAGGCGCTCAACGGAGCGCCTTTGTTTTTGGTTAGACTTGACTTCGCTGGTTGAGTAGGGTGAGCCGTCCGGGTACCCGCCTCGGCCCCTACTCAATCAGGTTCACGTTAGTAGACCCTCCTCTTGTACTCTCTCCAGGCCTTGCGACACCTCTCGCAGTGACAGCGATGGTTGGTGTATCCCCCGATCGTTCCGTGATAGTCGAATGGTTGTCGAGGATGCAGTTTGCCTGCCTTGCGTCGCCACCCTCGCATGTAGGTAGCGTGAGCTGTCTTGCAGGGAGAGCATTTGCACCCGCACATGTAGCGGGCGTTAGTTCCATGGTCTGCAGTCGAGGGTCTAGGCATTAGATCTTCTTGCCTTGGCTCGAGTTCAACTCCCTCTGCTTCTCGAGCATGCGTTCCTTCTCGTCGTTGAGTTTCTGTTCATCGATCCGGAAGTATTCGGCCAGGATACTAGTCGTCTTGAGGAGAGACTCGAAGTAGTAAGGCCCGTAGACCGTCGAGGGCGGTTGCGGAATCCCAAGGGCTATCTCGACACCCAGTTGCTCAGTCGACTTCTCAGGAGTGCACTTTGGGCAAGTCTTTGCCGTCAGAGGCAGAAGAGTCTCGCAACCAGAACAGGTATTCGACCACTCACAGATGGAGTACCTGGACTTCAACCACTCTAAAAAATCTCCAGCCTCGTTGGGTAGACTCCCCAACGCCTTGAGTTTAGCGTGTTCCGGGTACTCTTCCTTGGTGTCCGTCTTGGTGTTTCCCATGAATATAGTATAACACAGGAAAAAGTTCTTCGCGTGATCGAGTCTTTTCCTGTATAATCATAGACATGGGAACACCTACCCAACTTGGAAAGGCAGACTTGATCCCGGACTACGTCCTGCGCCGGATTAGACCCGACAACAGGGTCCAAGCCTTGATCGAGTTCATGGCCAAGGCCGCCTGGAGGCCGAAATCCGGACCTATCGTCTTCCCATCCAAGATCGCGGCCATCAAGGCAGTCAGGGAATGGACGGGCAAGAACGATACCACAGGTGCTTACGATCTCAAGGAGGCGAGAAACTTCGTCGAGAAGCATTGGGCACGAGTCGAGGCAGGTTTGGGTCGAGATGTCCATACCGGGTCTTCCTGGAGTCTACCCGGAAGATCTCATCTGGGAGTACAGAGAAAACCAGGACAAATCCTCAGGCTTGGTCTTGAGTACTCCCTTCGAGGGGCCTCACTTGACCATATCGGAGAGGATTCCTGCTGACCTAGTCATCAAGATGAAAGAAGACCTTCGATTCGCTAAATTGGCCTTGATGCAGAGGGTACGCCTTCTCTTGTATCGGTTGACCTATGTTGACCTATGATCCCTGATTACATCCTCAACGCCAACCAAGACCAAGACCAAGTCCCGAATCCCCCAGAAACCGAAGAAGGCGACTGGTGGGCCTGGTACCGCAGGTCCCGCCATACTAGGGTATGGACCCTCATCGGGGTCTACTCTTCTGAGTTAGTAGCTCAGGGAGCAGTCAAAACTTACCTCGACACCACCAGGGACCCTTCCCAGTACTCTATCCGCGTCCTCAAGGCGGGAGTCAGGCCCAATGATTCCTGACTACATCCTCAACTCGAGTTCTAAGAATACCCCCTGCACGGACTCACATCACTTAGAGAATCACCCGGACACTGTCTTCGTGGGTGCCAGACTCCACTCATTCCAGGCCCAATTTCCTGAAGTCGACCATGCCGTCCTATTCACCTGCTCTAACTGCAAGTACGCGAGACGAATAATCTACAACCACCTGAGAGAAACCCTCTACTGCGAGATCTACACTTGGCATTTGGGGCCCAAACCCAGATGGGTTTGGGCAGTCGTCAAAGATACACTCCACATCTCAAAGGCCAAGGCAGTGAGGATCCCTGAGTAAAACTATGATTCCTGACTACTTGTTCCACCCCGGAGAAGAAAGCAAGGCTTGCACCATCCATTCTTTAGTCTGTCAACCTGACGCTCTACTCACTGGAAGACTCCTGCACAATCCCGAACAGAATTCTCCCCCGCATGAGGTAGATCATGCTGTCTTGTTCACTTGTCCAAACTGTAAGTACATGAAACGAGTAGTCTTTAATCCTGACGCCCAACCCCTCTACGTCGAGGAATTCACCTGGTCATTCAAACAACTCAAGTGGATCTGGGTCGTAAGCCTAGACCTCATCGCCCTGAGCAGAGAAGAGTTTAGGGGAGGGGAAAGTCCATGACCATCCCTGGGTATGTCTTCAAGCACCAGTGTAGGTGTGCTGGCTGTGACCCAAGACTAGATCCCAATGGACCCAGGCTTGGCCCAAGGCACTTTGCGGTTCGCTTCGGGGATCATATTCTCCAGGCTTGTTTAGACGGTGAGCCGATCGTGAACTGCTATGAGTTGCACACTGACTTAGAAGTGGGTTGGCTGATCAACCTTCCTGCTCACCGCTGTTCCAATTGTGGTCTGGGTGCGTGTTGCAGCATGGTTCAAGGCAAATTCAGTGTGGAGGCCGGGATTCCTGGTTCAGGGGTCAAGGCATGATTCCTGACTACCTGTTCAAACCTTTAGAACCCGAGGAACTTCTAGGCACTGAGTACGTCACTGAAGGCAAGACCAGAAGTCCCCAAAGGATAAAGAAGGTAATCAATTTAGTCCCAGAACTTGGCGCTCGCCATCGAGTTGAGACAGCAGTGAGGATATTCTATTTACCTCTAGATATCAGTTGGGCAGTAGACGCCTTACTTGACTTCTCCAAAACCTGTATGTCCGAGGCAGTAGGAGTTCTGGCCAGGACTAACTTAGACCCAAGTGAGAAAGACAGGATCTATGACCTGGCTGCAGTCGAGTACAAGGCAGCCAAGGACCTAGTTAAGGAACTAGAAACTTCAGGTTGGCCAACCAATCAGGCCGCGGACCTGCTCCTGACCCAGATCATGCTCCGACGACTCTTGACTTGGATCCTAGATCTGATCGCGCAGACCCAAATCAGAATCCATGATGCCCACATGCCCCAGGAGGAAGCTGACAATGGAGATTCCTGACTACATCTTCAAGGAATTTCTGAGAGTAGACCCTTGTACTCACCCCTTTAGAAGAACAGTAGGAGATCCTAGGAGTATTGCTCCCTGGAAGTTCCTCGTCTGTTCTCAGTGCGGGGCCCGAGTTCACTGGAGTGAGAAGGGAAAGAAGTGGGTAAAGGTCAGAAGTCTGTAACGGTTCCTGACTATGTCTTCTGGACTAGTCTTCCCTGTGATCAGCACATCTTGGAGCAAGGCCTGACTCTAGGGATCACAGAGGTTGATTTCCTATACCTGATGGAACCGAAACTCAAAACCTTAAGGCCAACCCACTTCAAGACATCTAGGTGTACGCAGTGCGACCACAGGTTCTGGGAGTTCCTGAGGTTTGGACAAGTAATCGTCGTCCTAGAAGAAAACTGTGAAAACTTTGAACTCTTGTGGTCCATTGATTCCTGAAGTAATTCGTACTATAATCATTGCATGGTACCCGAGTACGTCTTGAAGCGCAAGAAGTGCGCCCACGACGCAGTCGACTTCGTCCCTCTAACTCCGCAGTCACCTGCGCTAGATGGACAGTACCGCTGCCGGGACTGTAAAGAACTCATGGTCATGGAACCCTCGGGCAAGTGGACCCCATATGAGTGACATCCCCGACTACATCTTCCGCAAGAAGACTATTCCCCCTGACGAGTGCTCCCACCTGCGTGTCGAGCAGGAAGTAGTCAAGGCCCAAAACGGAGAGAAAAGGGTGGAGTTCATCTGCCAGGGTTGTGGGCGCCGGGTCAAACCCGGGGGATGGGTTTACCGGGAATCTTCTGGAGTCCAGGACTACTCAAACAGGTGGGTAATCTACTGATGATTCCTGACTACCTATTCAAGAAAAGGAAGGAGGAGTCCCCTCCCGACTCCTGCCCTCATCGGAGGGTCAAGAAAGTAATCTTTGTACTACCTCCTGACAAGTCAGGCAAAGAATGTGCTGCCTATGAGTACAAATGCGAGTACTGCGGGAACTTCCTGAAGCCTAGTCTCACCGAGAACGGTTGGGAGGCCTACGATCCCGGGTATCCCCGAGGTTCTAAAGAAGTCAAAGTCGGGTTCATCCCATGATCTGGACCTTCGGGACAGGAGTCTATAACGGATTCTTAGACTCTGCTTTAGGCCTAAGCCTAGTTCTCTTAGGAGTACGTACCTGGAACAAGAAAAGAAAGAAGAAATGATCCCTGACTACATTCTCAGAAATTCTAGGATCCCGGAATGTCTCCACCCCAAACGAGCAGTTCAAAGATACGATGGGTACTTTTTTTTGTTCCGTAAGGTAGTAAAAGGTCAACAATACCCATGAAGACTCTCAATGGATGAGAGCGTAATTCCCGACTACCTGTTCACGAACCGCAAACCCGAAGAATGGGTAGAAGACGGGCAGGTGTACTGTGCCCATACCCATAGATACAGGATTGGGGAAAGAATGCTCTGTCTACAATGCGGAGAATCTTTACACAAAGACGGGAAGAGGTGGAAAGCAGCCGGTGATCCCTGACTATGTCTTCAAGAGGAGAGACCCAGACCAGGAGACTTTAGTCCAGTGGACAAGAGGTGTGCCTCATGGGAGTACTATCTGGGAAGTCCTGCCTCCCCCACTGAACTGCCCAGAGTTCTGGGCAATTAGTGCTAAGTGGAAGAACTCAGAGGGAAACAACTCTGAGTACACTCGATATATCGACTATCCCTACTTGTTTGGGTGGCAAAACCTCACCGATCTCCTGGGTGAGATCTCTTCTGAGGTTGCTAGAAATCAGCAGATCTCGGAACACACTCCAGTCTGGCCCCTCAACCCGAGTTAAAGGAGTTTTTTGCCTATGCCAGAATCTGAGTTTTTACTCCAGGATGAGTACGTCATACTCAAGAGGAGTAGGCACTGGGGACAGTTCGGAAGATGGTTCCGACGCCCAGTCTTCCTGATCATTCTAGTCTTAGTTCTGATCACCACTGAACACATCTGGGTTACCTACCTAACCTGGATAGGCTTCCTGTTCGGAACTGACTTCTTCTCAACCCAGAGGTTCATCCTCTACCTGGTCGGTATCGCACTACTTCTCTTGGCCTTTTCTGGGTTCTGGATGCTAGAGATATACCTCTACGGGTCGACCACGATCACAGTCACCAACCTGCGCGTGATCAAGGGAGTGACCAAGTGGCCTTACAGGAACAGCATCTCCTTGCGCATGATGATGATCATCGATGTCCGCGTGAGTCAAACTGCGATAGGCAGATTGCTAGGTTACGGACGCATCGTCATCAACCCGGGAGACGGAGTCCTAGACCTAGAGTTCATGCCTAACCCAGACGAGATGTACCGTCAGATACTGGCTCATGCCAAGATGATTCCGAGTCTCAACCCCAACCTAGGCCTGGTCAAACCTTAGATGATAATCGGAGTATTCTCGGCTATCCTCATCAATGTTTGCCTAGGTTTGGCCTTCCTCAAGTTGGCCAGGGAATTTCCTCCTCCCCTGTGGGTCAAGGCAGTCCTTCTACTCACCTGGTGGACCTTGACTCTCGGCATTCTATATACTGCCCAACTGGTCTCCTGAGGTAAACCGAATGCACGCATCAGTCAAGACCTTTCTCAGACAACTCCCCCAGGATCTTCTCTACAACCGGGAGATCCTAGAAGTCGGGTCCCTCAACGTCAACGGGAGTGCTAGGGATGTTCTTGCCCAAAACTACAAGAACTACGTCGGAACTGACCTACGTCCGGGACCGAGAGTAGACATGGTCGTCGATGCTTGCGACCTGACCCAGACCTTCGGGGAAGAAACCTTCGACGCAGTTGTCTCGACTGAAACTTTAGAGCACGTCGAGAGGTGGAGGCCGGCTATCTACAACATGGTCGGGGTGTTGAGAGACAAAGGAATCCTCATTCTAACGACGAGATCAGTCGGGTTCCCGCACCATGAGTACCCGTACGACTGCTGGAGATTCCAACCGGAGACGATGAGGGAGATCCTTTCACGCTTGGGGATGACCAAGGTGAGTGTCGAGGATGATCCGGAAGTCCCGGGGGTCTTCGTGATCGCCTGCAAAGACCAAGATGCCTTCCCTGCTGACGGGAAGGTCTTGTGGGACATCCATGCCGTCGAGGCCCCTTCCGCCTAACCTACCTGTGACATAATCTCAAGTAGGGTTTGGGTGTCTTTCAACCCCTTACCCCTAAGGTTTAACTTACGCGGGGACTTGGGCGTCGAGAGAGGCAAGGCCGGTTAGGTCTTGCCTCTTCTCATGAGTGCAGGACCTTATGCAGGTACTCTTCATCTAAGTTACTACAGGAAGGCATCAAGTAAAGGAAGAGACCAGAAGTGCCTGAGGGGTGCCCCGGAGGCAAGAAAGTCGTCCCCAAGACCCTCTTGAGTACAGTAACTAACTCCTCGTAGGGGGACAACCTGATCGCCTCGACGATCGCCTCATTCAAGCCTGCCTCGAACCCAACCTCATACCCTGCCTCGTACCCGAGCTCAGAAGCGATGCGTTCTTTCTTGGACCCGTTCTTGGACACTTCCCTGGTATACCAAGTGTCCACGGGCCTCACCTCAAACGCCCAGGTTTGATCTGGTCCTCGGACAACCTCATGCGGTCCTGGCCCTGAGCCTCAAGTTCATCTTGATCGACTGTCTTCTCGACAATCTCTTCTGCCCACTCTCCAATAGACTTTTCTTCTACGCCTTCTGCGTTGTAGGGAAGTTCTCTGTTCCCTCCCGTCTTGGGATTCATCTTGCGCAAGGTTGGATGACCTAATCTCGACACCCAGAATTCCTGGGTTTCGGGCCCGCAGTCTCCGTCATTCCAGATCTTCCAGCCCTGTGCCTTGATGATCTTCTCCGCCTCTTCGCGAGAAGTTGCGACGACGTGGAACTCTACCCTTCGGGTGAGTTCACCTTGGAACAGTTTGAACTGGTAAGATTCGTCAGGCATGACCTTTCCCCTTTGAGAAACTTCACCACCCCCAACCTAGGGTAGCGTAGGTATACAGGATTATTCCTCCGACGATGGCGATAAAAGAGATCGCGACTACGAGGAGGATGATGTAGTTATCTTCTATGTCCACTCATTTGCCTTCGAAGGCACGAGGATGATCCTTCTCGGTCTCGACAATCCCACATCGCCAGCACTTGCGGAACTTAGATCCTGGGATCATCTTACCGTTCTGGCGCAGGACGTCGTACAACCAGAGGTGATCCCCATTCCTGCACTTCAACCTACCAACTATATCCGTGATCTTGTGGAATACCTTGCCTAGTCCGAGTCTCATGACCCGATTGAAGATAGGCGGGAAACTCAGAGTAGCCATGACTACTGCAAAAATTGATAGGCGAGAAGTCATCCTGCCTTTAAATCTCGCCTCACCCGCATCTTCTGCAGGTCTCTTGTTGATCGCGCGTGCATGCGCATTCCGAAGCGCTTCTTGGTAACCTTGCGGTCGCGCCTAGAGATTCGGTTGACCTCAGCGCTGATTTTGATGCCCATGAATATAGTATAACAGGTCTACTTAAGTTTCGTCAAGGTGAGGATCCCGAGATTTCTTCTGAGGATCTCGTTATCCTTGATGGACAGAGCCTGTGGCCAACATCTTCAACCCCCCAGTCGCCCTGTACAAGAAGATCCGCCAACTGTGGGGTGGACAGGCTGCAGGAATTGGGGTCTTTTACTTAGGGGGAGGACCTGGAGGGGCCTATATCGGGCACTCCTGGGATTTCACTCGGATCGCGAACTCCGTCTACGGGAACCCGACCGGATTCCGCTGTGTCGAGGCGATCTCCTACAACTTCAGTCGGCCCCCGTGGACGATCTACCCCTCGATCTCCAACTGGCCGCACGCTGCCGAGCCTTCGCGCGCGATCACTGATCATCCCCTCCTGCAACTCCTCAACCACCCGAATCCCTCGACGTCAGGGACGATGATGCAGCGTCTGATGGCCCGGGACCTTGAACTCACGGGTAAGACCTTCTGGTTCAAGGAAGCCCCTAAACCGACCGAACGTAATCCCAAGCCTAAACCTACTGCCCTACGGAGGCTCCCGTCCCAACGGGTCACCGTAGTCGGCAACCAGGATGACGAACTACTCGGCTTCGTCTACACCGACCGGGCAGGCAACCAGGTCCCGATCCTGCCTGAAAACCTACTGTATCTGCGCTTTCCTCATGTCGACCGGGTATACGACGGGATCGCTCCTGCTCTAGTCGCCGGCCTCCCGGCCGAGACAGACACTGCTGGATCCCAGTTCAACCGGGAGTTGCTTCGGAATGACACTGCACTCCCAGGTTACCTGGTCATCGACAACTTGAGTGTTTCTGAGTTCGCAGAATGGAAGAGTGAGTGGGAAACCCAGTCTCAACCCGGGAAGACTCGCTTTATCGGGGGCCAGAACTCTAAATACTTCAAAGTTGGGCAATCTAACCAAGAATTGACCTACTCTGAGCTCAGGTCGGATTCCCAAGACGACATTCTGAGAGGGTTTGGAGTCCCGCCTGCTGCAGCATTTAAGTTGACTCACGAAACTTATGCTAATGCTGCTGCAGAACAAGCAATGTTCATGCAGCAGGGAATCTTGCCCAAATGGATCCTCGCCTGTGACGAGATGACACTTCAGTTCGCCCCTGACTTTCCTGAGACCTCGATCAAGGTCGCTCTTGACCTGACCGGAATCGACGAGTTGCAGGATAGCAGGGACGCGGTCGTCGAGCGAGGGGTCAAACTCATGCTCGTCCAGGCCAAGACGATCAACGAGTTTCGAGCCGAACAAGGCCTGCCTCCAGTTGCCTGGGGTGATACACCTCAAGTTCCACTGCAGCAAATGTCTGCTGTACCGATGGAACCTCCGGGTTCGGAGGGGACTCCTGGGAACTCGCCTGCCCCAGAGTCTCCTCCTAACCCGAAGCAAGTTCCTCCCCCAGAAGACAACTCATCCCGGTACAGGCTCTTGGGTCCACCTGGGGATACGGCTAGTCGTCTCCCCCAGAATTCGTCCAATGGTCGGTAGAAACCTGATAAATTGAGGAGACAGACGATGGGACGGTACACTGCCCATGTAGGGCACCTCGAGGTTATCAGGGGTGTAGTCAAGGCAACTCAGGTAGCCAAGGTCAACGGGAAGTACCAGTTCTCTGGGGTAGCGACTTCAATCGGAAACACCGATCGCATGGGCAGGGTGTTCTTGCCTGGAGCCTTCGCCTCACTCCCACCCCAAGTCCCACTACTCGCCTACCACGACGACACTCGCCCGATCGGAATCTCTGCCCTCAAGAAGCAGGGGGACCAGGTTCTGCACTCCTCGACACTCAGTAACGGCCCGGCAGCCGCTGAACTCGAGGAACTCATCCATGATGGAGCAGTCCCTGCTACTTCGATCGGATGGTTGTCTGACCAGCGCTACAACGGGTCGGGAGCACTCGAGCGTGCAGATCCTGACTTCGCTGAACAGTGCTGGGCGATGGGTATCGAGAAGGCAGAAGACATCACCTACTTCGGGAAGGGTGAGATCCTAGAGAACTCGATCACCCCGATTCCGGCTAACCCGCAGGCACTGATCTCAGTTGCCTCTCTTCTAGGCACTGACCGGGGGTACATCGAGTCGATGCGCGAAGTCGCGAGGGAGTCTGATCCCCACTTCTTCTTCATGTCGAGCGATGAAGTCGCTCCCCCAGGATCTGACCTAGGCAGTACTGCCTACGAGCCTGAGGCCTACTCCAAGGGACCGGGCGAGAACGTCAAGTGCCCGCAGTGCCAGAAGTACAACGAACCCGATGCTTCTTTCTGCGACCAGTGTGGTCTGAAGTTGGTCGGGCGGGACGACGTCCAAACTTCTGTTGTCGAGGGAATGGACATCTCTGACCGGTCACTCTTGGATCTGGTCGGGGGAGCAGCGACCATCCTCGCTGATGTCATGCGGATCCGCGAGGACGCGTCGATCCCTGACTACGTGACTCGACAGCAGATGATGGCCGAGTCGGTCGCCCAACTGGGTGACCTCGCTGCCGTCTGGTCGAGCGCCTACGTCAACAACCTCCCTGACAGCGCTTTCGCCTACATCACGCCTGGGGGAAAGGCAGACTCTTCTGGAAAGACCACTCCCCGCTCGTTGCGGCACTTCCCCCACCACGATGACACAGGGAAACCCGATGAGGCGCATGTGCGCAACGCACTCGCCCGCATCCCCCAGTCGAACGTCCCGGAATCGGCCAAGGCATCTGCTCTCGCCCATATCGAGAAGCACGCGAAGGCGATGGGCATCGACGTGTCTGACAAGAAGGCAGCCGCTGCCCAGCCTGATGCTCCTGGCAATACCGACGATGACGCACCAGTCAACGCAGGTCCGATGCCGACCAAGCCTGCGACCGCGGTCAAGCATCTGATGACCGCGAAACCTAGTGGTCATGGGATGGCTCGCGCTGACATCCCTGACAACCCAGTCAAGGCTCACAACGCGATGCACGGTGAAGACGGATCGAAGGAGAAGGACGGACACGTCCATTCCAAGGCCCCGGCTGCCTCAGATATCGATCCCGACCTCGTTCTTTCAGAACTCGAGGCACTCACCCAGCGAGGCCCAGTCGGGAACCAACCATCAGTATGGTCAGAGGTCCTAGCTGCTGAGCCCAGGTTCAAGAATGTCAGGTCGGGTGTCCAGCCTGAGTGGGGTCTCGTCGACCTAGGCTAAGTCCACTCTTCCGTCTCGTGTTATCGTCGTAGTCGCAGGCCTAAACTTTAGGAACAGAGGATGTACTGATGGAGCCTTGGCAGGAGAAAGCTGAGAAGGCGAGGACCTTGATCGAGCAGATCAAGATCGCCAAGAACAACGTCAGTTCTGCCGAGGAAGCGATGAAGCTTCGGAAGCAGTTCGACGACGCCCGCAAACTCGCTCAGGAAGCCCACACCGAGAGAACTTCTCTAGAGAAGGCTCGCCTCGACGAGGTCCTAGGTGAGTTCGAGAACGAGAAGGCTTCGGAGGAGAAGAGGACTGCTTCTTCTGAGATGTACCGCATCGCTCCTCCTACCTCTGACGGGCGGTCGATGACTGCTTCGGGTCGCATGCAGACCCTGGGTGAAAGGATGCGGGCTGACAAGGCTCGGGTCATGTACACCGAGAGGGCAGTCAAGTCGATCCCCGACCTTCACCAGGCTGCTCTCGCTGAGGGAACTGGTTCGAGTGGTGGATACCTGGTCGTTCCTCAGTACCTCCAGGACCTGTTCGCTGAAACTCGTCGCCAGGGAAACGCCCTTCGCGCCTATGGGTGGATGAACGTCCATCCAGTCGAGTCGAACCAGGTCTACATCCCTAAGGGATCGGGTTCTGCTTCGGTCACCATGATCGGTGAAAACGTGCAGAAGCCCAGCGCAGACCAGTCCTACGCCCAGATCTCAGTGGCCATCTTCACTGCGGCCGGCATCTCGAAGCAGTCGAAGCAGTTGGTCATGGACTCGTCCCCGACCGTCCTTGACCTGTCCACCCGAGAACTCGGAACTCTCTTGGGCAACTTGGAAGAGGGCAAGGTCATCAATGGGTCTGGGTCCTCAGAACCCTTGGGCATCCTGGGCACTTCTGGTCTGGCCATCACCCCGCAGACGGCCAGTGATTCGGTTGTCGGAACGGTTGCTGCCTCGGCTACGCAGCAGGATGTGATCGATCAGATCCTGAACGCGGTCGTGGCCGTCACCTCGTCCTACTACGCTCCCCCGAACGGGTGTCTGATGCACCCCCGGCGCCTAGGGTGGCTCCTGCAGGGTAAGGACACGAACAACAACTACCTGTTCAACCGGAACGGAACCTTCCGCCAGCCCAACTTCGATCCCGCGATGCAGACGGTCAACTCGATGTCGACCGCGATCAACACCCCTCCGTACGACCTCTTCGGCCTTCCGATCGGGACCTCGACCAACATCCCGACCGACTCCAACTACGGAGTCTCGGGCAACTCCGACCAGGACGTGATCATCGTCGGCGCCTGGCAGGAGGCCCACTGGTTCCAGCGTCAGGACGTGACCGTTGACACGACCGACGTTGCGGGTGAGTCCTGGGAGTACAACCAGGTCTGGATCCGCGCTGAGGAGAGGTTCGGATTCACTGCAGCCCGATACCCGAACGCCTTCGCCGTCGTCTCGGGTAAGGGCCTTTCTGCTCCTGCTTAAGTCATGATCAGTGACAACCGGATCGGAGATCCTCCGGCCACTGTCTCTGACAACCGCATCGGGGATCGTCTCGCTGACGGCCACGAGGTGGGTGAGGTCGATACCTCACCCGGCCTCACCGATGCCGAGAAAGCCCAGAGGGAAAGTCAGCCTGGTCCCCAGGACCCGCAAGAGGAAGTTAGACGCCAAGAAGACGTCAAGGGTGACGCTGCGAGGAACTCGCAGATTGCGGCTGAGAAGTCTGATGACAAGACCTCGGACGAAGACGAGGAACCGGAGAGACCCGAAGAGACTGGTTCCCAAGGTGGGTCTGAGGACGAGACCGAGAACACAGATGGAACTACCGACGCATCAGGGGTCGTTGCTACTCCAGGTGCTGTCGAGCATGCCCAGACCTTAGGAGTCGATATCTCCGAGGTCCAGGGAACCGGCCGAGGTGGGCAGGTCACTAAGGCTGACGTTGAGTCCCACGTAACGAACAACCAGTAAGGAGACCCCGTGGGCGACTGGTTCGAGTCGGGAGAATACGCCTGGTGGTCGTCGTGGGACTGGAACCCAGCAACCCTACCTTGGTTGACTCCACCTCCCCCGGGAATCATGAGGTGGTCGGTCACTCGTACTGTTGAACCCATCTCAGATCCTGTCTTCTTAGAGGATGTCAAGATGCACCTGCGTGTTGACAACACCGAAGAGGACGCTTACATCCAGGACCTGATCACAGGTGCAGTCGAGTACATCGAACAGAACTACCAGGTCGCCTACCTAGCTCAGACCAATCGCCTGACCTTGGACCACTTCCCGATGCGCTGGAGGCTAGAAAAGTGGCCGTGGTCAGGTACTCCTTACGGGTCTATCTTGCTCCCAGGAAAACCAGTAACTGGAGTAGTTTCAGTCAACTACCTCGACACCAATGGGGATGTGCAGGTCGTCGACTCGACAATCTATGCTCCTGCCTTGCAGGCATCTCCTTTGTCTAAGATAGTCCTGAAACCCGGGAACAACGATTGGCCTCGCCTTCTCCTGGGTCAGCCTTCAGGTGGGGTCTACGTTGACTACACCTTGGGTTACACGAACCTAGCCAAGGTACCCAAGCGCTGGAAGCAAGCCTTGTATCTCCTGGTTGCCTCCTGGTATGAGAACCGCGAAGAAGTTGGTGTCGAGTACAGGACAGCGATGACTCAGCCTCCGTTGGGCATGCGTGACATCATGGGTCACGCACTACCTCCTCTGGTAGGCTGAGACCATGCCTCTTGTCCTCGAAGACAAACCCCAACGCGCAGGAGTACTCAACCGGAGAGTTCAGATCCAGAAGCAGGTCAAGGACCCGATCACAGGCAAGACCAAGTTCATCAACTTTACTCGGGCCTGGGTTGGATTCTCTGCCCAGTTGGCTACTGAAACTCCAGGATCTGCTGCCTCGTCTGGGGGAACCTATCTGAAACCCCCTGACATCCTAGCCGAGTCAGTCCAGATGCGCTTCCAGCGAGGGATCAACCCACGCATGCGCATCCTGTACGGGCAACGTACTCTAGAGATCGTCGGAGTCGTAGACGTAAATGAAAAACATAACGTTCTGGTCATGGCCGTCAGAGAAGTCATCTGATGGCCTACCAGGATATCCTGAACGCACTTGCACGTTTCGTCGGGGGCACCCAGCCGACTGCGGATCAAATCGCAGCAGGGTCCCAGGTACCTTCCAAGATCCAACCGTGGTGGTACTCGGGTTCTGACACAGGCGATGATTCTGGGGTAGCAGGGTTGGTTGGGTGCTTCTCTCTTCCAGTCGAGGCAATCGATCAGACACCAGTCGGGATGGTTTTGCCTGCTCTCTGGAAACCAGACGGACAACCCTCACCTAGAATGGGCCTGAAGTTGACTTTAGAGGAGTTCCGTCTCCGTCTCTTGACCGGGCACGACGACCTGACCCAGAACATGGCCGACCTGGTCAACTTCAGGGATTCAATCGAAGAGATGATCGCCTCACACATGACTTTAGGGTCTCAACCTACAGTCGAGACAACCGACTGCCGCCAGGGAGAGTTCCTAGAAATCGAACTCGGAGGGGAAGTTTACCTCTCTATCGAGTTCGCAGTATTCATCCACAGGGCCTCAACCGTACAATATAGTGGGTAAGGAACAGGAGTTAAGGGAAGTGTACAGGTACAAGTTCGAAGGCGACTCACCCAGAGTCTTCCCTAGCCTAGGGGTCACTCTCAAACCAGGAGAGGAATTCGACTACCCGGTCAAGTTGGACCTGACGTCTACCCCTCTCCTGTCTCTGGTCACTGCCCCTGCCCAAGACAAGACTTCGGCTGAGACTGAGAAGTCCGATACTACCTCTAAGGAGAGCAAATAGTGCCTCAACCAAACTGGAAGGTAGTCGTCGGGATGGGCAAGGAGTCTGTCTGGGGAACAGCAGTTGCCCCAACTGTCTTTCTCTCTACCGACAAACCCGCCTTCGACGAGAAGATCACTCCTGTCCTAGATCAGGGCTTGAGAGGGATTCGGGCCAAGACCCACGCTCTGTCCCCTGCCCAAGGCATGACCGACGTAGATGTCCCGGATATGCCCTTCTATGGGGATGACTCAGGAAATCTCCTGATGGCCCTGATGGGGGTCGATACGTTTTCTGGAGGAACCCAGAAAACCGGTACGATCGCTGCCTCGGCTAAAGGGGCAACCTCGCTCACCTACACCATCGTCGGGGGAACTACTGCCCCAGTCATCGGGGACACCTTCAAGATCATAGACGCTGTCAACGGCAACGAGTTGGTCACCTTAACCGGAGTGACCGGGGCAGGACCTTACTCCCTCACGGTTGCCGCGACCAAGTACCTGCACCCAGCAGCGACCGTCGCAGACTCTCTGTTCTCCCACGTCTTCACACTTCTCAACACTGCAGCACCCCCGTCCTACACGTTCACCAAGTACGACGCGTTGGTCTCGACCATGCGTCAGTTCCCCGGGTGCTATCTGACTTCTCTCAACCCGAAGTTCTCCAACCCAGGCTCCCTGACCTGTGATGCCAAAGGCTTAGGCCTACTCGGATCTGAGACTACTAACGGAACTGCCTCCTACTCTGCCGAACCCTTCTACGTCCCGTGGCAGACCTCCTTCATGCTGGCTGGAGTAGCCAACGCCCGCATCATCGATTTCGACTTCACGATCACCGGAGACTCGTCCCAGGTGTTCGGGATGAACGGGACTCAAAACCCGACCGCAGCAGTTGCCGGGATGTTCTCGGTGACTGGGACCTACACAGTAGTCCCAGACGACTACACCGAGTTCAACTACTACCTGCAAAACACCCAACCCCCTGTGATTGCGACTGTAGACAACGGGTCTACTCGATTCATCATGCAGATGTCGGAGTGTGCTTTCGAGGATCCAGTCACCTTCGACCATTCCGGAGACTACACCCAACTCTCGGTCGCCTTCGAGGCGATCGCCAACGCTACCGACGGGGGTACTGGATTGTCTCCCTTCAAGGCCACCCTTCTGAACCAAAAGGCGTCTGCATACTAAATGCCAGGTTACTTTGATCGATCGACCCAGGAGGACATCACCCGCCTCTACTTGCCTTCGACCGCGACCGAGTGGGAAGAAAAGAAGGACTCCAAGACAGGAATCATTTCTTCTGGGGACCCGATCGCAGGAGAAGAGTGGGTCGATCTGAGAAAGCCTCGCTATGGAGATCGCCTCAAAGCCCAGACTTCAGTTGCGATCGTCAAGCCTGACCCGATGAAGGGGGGTCAGGTCATCCAAGACATCGACTCCAACCGCTATATGACCACCCTGATGACTCGTCTCATCGTCAAGTGGTCGTTGACCGAAGACGGACAGGCAACGGCTGATCTTCTCCTAGAACTCGAACCCGAAGATGGAGACTACCTCGCCAACAAGGTCAACGGGATGATGGGAGGTAGTCCGAAACCCGAGGATCTAGCCCCTTTCACGAACGGCTCTGGGCAGCACTTAGTTCAGGAAGGACCGAAGACGAAGAAGTCCTCCGCTTCCTGAATCGAGCCGTCCTGTACAAAACCTACGGGTGGTCTCCTGATACTGTCAACGAACTCGAACTTGAGGAAGCGGATAACCTAGTCCTCCACCTAGAATACATCCAAAAGATCGAGGATAGGGAACGCAAGAGGGCAGAAGCCAAAGGTCCCAAACGCCCGCCTAACTCAAGGAGGATGTAGTGCCAGAGTACGTTGACATGGAAGGCTTCGACGAGGCCAATGAAGCCCTTGCTTCTCTGCCTGACCTCCTCCGCGAAGCCATCTCTGATTCAGCGGGCGAGGGTACTTCTATCCTGTTGAACGCACTAGAGTCCCAGACCCCAGTCAGATCAGGCCGCTTGATCCGAGGGTGGAGAACTTCTGTCTCGACATCAGGGGACGAGGCGACAGGCAAAGTCTTCAACGAGACTCCCTATGGTCCGTATGTCGAGGCTGGCCGACATCCCCACCACCGCATGCGGTCAAACCCGTTCACCAAGAGAGGAATCTCTCTAGCCTCGGGTACCGTCCTGTCTCTCGCTGAGGCTAACGTCCAGGCAGTCGTCGATACCCTGAACCGAGAGTAATGGACCTCTCAGTCATCATCAAACTCGCAGCAGAAAACTTGGCTGCTGCGCAGCAGGTCCAGGCTGCCCTCGGGAGTATCGAGGCCCAGGGTTTAGGTGCTAACTCCTCTCTCGGTGACGTATCCAAGACATCTTCTGACACTGACGCTTCCCTGAAGGCAGTTTCCTCTTCGACCATAGATGTGTCTGCCCGCCTAGCCGAGGCGAGAGTGTCGTCTGATTCTTTCAAAGACTCTCTGATCTCCCAAGGAGTAGCCACCAAAGTCGCTGACGACGCGGCCAAGGGATTGACGACTACTCTTGCTTCTAATCTAGTTTTCCAAGACCTAGCTCAATCAGCAACCGACGCTGGGATGGCACTCGAGACAGTCTCTCCTGCCCTGAAGTCAACGGCCAACGACATGGTCACGGCCCAGGTGAATTCTGAGACTACTGCAGATGACATGAACGTCTTGCAGTCGGCACTGATGAACCTGAACAATACCTTCTCGTCATCTAACTCCCATCTTGGAGCCTTTCCTAACCTACTGATCATGGGTGCGGTCGCGGCTGCTCCTCTGATCTTCGCCTTAAGCTCAGTTGCCATCGTCCTAGCTACCTTCACTGCAGGTCTGATCGCGGCTATGGCCGTGATGGCAATCGGGTTCGGGGGCCTTGCCCTACTCGCGGGCGGATTCACTTTCCTAGCCGTATCCATGGGCCATACTGCTGCAACTGCCCAGCAAGTGCAACAGGCCCAGTCGAATTTGACTTCGGCCCAAGCATCTGCTGAGTCAGCCCAGAACTCCTACAACAGTGCAGTCAAAGCCAACGGAGCGAGTTCCTCCCAGGCCGAAATCGCCCTGCAAAGACTCCAAGTCGCCCAATCTAACGTCACCTCGGCCCAGAAGACCCTCAACTCAACTCTCGCCTCCCAGAAGGAAGGGACTTCTCCTGCTATCCTAGCCTTCAAACAATTGCAGGAGGCCTACAAGGGAGTAGCAACTTCCCTGGCCTTGATGAGCCAGGGCCCAGCAGCAGAGATCATCAACTTCTTGACCACCCTTGCCCCGATGATCGAACAAACTGGCCAAGACCTGGTCACCTGGTTCGGGCCTCGGGTCACTCCCCTGATCAACGCTCTCGGGGTCGGGTTCGAGATACTGCAGAACACTCTAGTCAACCTTGGAAACGTGGTCGGACCCTTCTTCGACCAGGTCCTGTCCGAAACCCCACAATTCTCTGCACTCCTAGTTGATATGTCGAATATCGGGGTGTCGGCTGTCTCTGGACTTCTAACTAATCTTCTCAACCTCAGCAACTGGTTCATGCAAGAACTGCCTGTCTTCGGACCGATCGTCTCCCAGATCTTCGGAGGGGTAGGGACGATCCTCCAGAATGTCGGTCAGGCCTTCGGACAGATCTCTCTCCAGGTGATCGCCAACTGGCCTCAAGTCGTCAAGACCTTCCAGGAGGTCGGAGATGTCTTAGGCCCGGTTCTCAAGACCATCGGGGGCCTCGGAGACTTCGCTCTCCAACACCTGTCGGTCGTCACCCCGATCGTCCTCGGATTGGTCGGAGCACTCGTCATCTTGAAGACTACTGTGGCTGCCGTCCAGGCAGGCCAAGCTATCTACAACGCCTACCTCGTGATCGCTAAGGTAGCGACCTCCGCCTGGACCGTCGCCCAGGCAGTCTTCAACGGGGTCATGGCACTCGACCCGATCACTCTGATCATCATCGGGATCATCGTTCTGATCGCGATCATCATCCTGGTCATCACTCACTGGAAAGAGTTTACTGCTGCTCTCCAAGTCGCCTGGACCTGGTTCACCAACGTCGCCTCAGTTGTCGAAGATTTCATCAAGACCCACTGGCCTCTGTTTGCTGCTGGACTGGTCACCGTCTTGGGCCCAGTTGGGGCACTGATCGATCTGATTATCTTGACTGTAACCCACTTCAACCAACTTAAGACTACTGTTGAGAACGTCATGAGTTCCATGGGTTCTGCGATCGGGGGAGCCTTCTCCCAAATCGGGACCTTCATCCACAACGGACTGAAGGACGCCCGCACAGTTTTAGTCGACTTCATCAAGATGGTCGACAATATCCCGGTCATCGGAGGGGCTATCTCGGGAGCGGGATTGACTCCCTCATCAGTACCTGCCTTCGCCCAGGGAGGATACGTCTCTCAGCCTACTCTCGCTGTAGTTGGAGAGGGAGGTGGCGGAGAGTACATGATCCCGACCGGAGCAGGAGCGGGATCTCGTGCTGTCGAATTGTGGAAGAAGGCAGGCGAGGCCTTAGGCATGGGCGCCAACATGACCGTAGGCAGCATCGGTGGACAGTGCCTGCAATGGGTATCTGACGTGACCGGATTGTTCTACGGGATTCCCATGGCAAGTGGACTTGCTCCCTACATCAACTCGGCTAGTGCTACTCCGGGAGAAGTCTTCGTCAGCATGATTCCTCCCTATGGGCATACAGGATTTGTCTTGGGTACTGGGCCTTCTGCTAGTGTCGAGGACTCGAACTGGGTCGCCCCTTTGACCATCGGGATCCACAAACTCAGCGACATTCCTGACATCGCAGGTTACATCAACCTAGGTAAGTCAGTATCAGGCCTCGCTAGTGCGACCAGCGCTACTGGTATCTTCGACATTCCTGCTCTGGTCAAGGGAGTAGTCACTTCTGCCCTTGGAGGCCTAGGCGGATGGGAGGGGGCAGTCGCTAAGGGTGTCGTCAACATCAGCGCTGACACCCTGATCAAGAAGTTCGACCGCGGAGGTTCACTGCCTCGAGGCGCATCGATTGCGGTCAACGGGACAGGGTCTGCAGAATCTGTACTAGGCCCTCCTGCCGAACAGAAGTTGACGACCATAAACCAACTCCTCACTAGCATCGATAAGACTTTGAAGATGATCTCAGGCCAATCTCCCGCGGGCTCGAACGAGGCCCAGAAGGCATACGGTGGCTAATCCAAATCCCCCGACCCTCAACCAACCATCCCAAGACGGGTTGTTGAGCAACACACTAGGTTCAACGACGACGATCGCTGGGAGCAACTCGATCGTCTTCTCGAGTCACTACAAGAACGCAGCAGGATCTTCTGACCCGATCGCCTGTATCCGCGCGATTGTCAAGCAGACAGCTCAACTCAACTATGACCCGATGTCAGAAGTCATCCTGTGGGACTCAGGCTGGACTGGAATTCCCCCAGTCCAAAGCATTCCGACTGCTTCCAGCGAGGCAGGCACTCCAATTTCCGGAACTTACAAAGACCGGGTCTACATCATGTTCTCGGGCCAATCAGGGTCGAACGTGGGATCTGGGAACGTCTGGAGTGCTTCAGTCAAGGGGGGAATGGTTGGGACCTGGAGGCAGGAAAACTCCTTAGGCCCGACTTCTAACTGGTTTCCAACTGGAGCACTCGGGACCTCTACCTACCTAGCCGGATGTACTCAACTCGTCGGGTACAAAGGCTGGTTGTACGTCTGTGTAACCCCCCAGGGATCTCCTGGGACTACAGCAGTTCTTCTAGGCGCACCCATCAACCTGAACGGGTCCTTGGGCAACTGGGAATTTCTGGCTACCGCACCCTACAACTTGCACTCCAACGGTATGATGTGCGTTGGGCGACCTAACCGAACGTCTCCATCCCCAACCACAGCACCCGGAAACCTGTTCATCATGGGCGGGTACAACACTTCCGGAAACCAAGTTTCCAACTGTTCATCTTGTTACTTGAACTCTGATGGAACGTTATCTGCAGGAACCACCGGATCCTGGTTCGCCCAGAGCGCGATGCCAATTGCCCGTCAGAACGGGCAGGTCTACTACGACAACAACTACCCTTACATCTACATAGTCGGAGGAGATTCTGGCGCAACTCCGGCCAACCTGACTATCGGGGGTTCGATCAACAACTCCGATATTGTGACCTGGTCTTCCAACATCACCAACGGAACTTTGGTCGCTAACAAGACCCTAGGCGCACTCGTCGTCACCCTAGGCCCTGACTACGCTACCCACTTCTGGTACCTAGGCGGGTGCGCGACGACCGCCGGCGCCCAGACATCAACTGTCTACCACACGCAACTAACTTCTCCTGGAGCCTGTACAGGTTGGACTACTGCAGCATTCTCTCTGCCTCAAGTTCCTACAGCGACCAACTGGGCTCCCCAACTCTGTGCCTGGTCAGGCTCGACACCTGGGGCCTCGGCACCTGGAATCAACCAGTTGGCCTCACCAGGGACAGTAGGTATCGGAGGAGAGACTGTCTCTGGAGCCTTCCCGGCGACGATCGGGGAAACTGGAGACGCGTCGGGTACGACAGGTGCTCTTCCCTGGATCGCTTACATGTACCAGGGGTCTACTGTCGAGTCAAACTCTCCCCACTCAACTGTTCCTGCTTCTTGGAAATCAGGCAACGCTCCGGGTTTAGCAGTCTCAGACCTAGGTGGGTCGACCAAAGCCTCGATTACCAGTAACCTAGATGGGTCGCAAGATATCGAGTTCTGCTTTAGGGGTTGGGGAGGAATCCAGGCCTTAAGTTCAAACGCTGCCTATGCTGGGGGAGTCCAAGCCCAGAACGGGTACCAGATAGAACTTGAAGTTCAGTATATCTCGATCCAAGGAGGAATCTCCTCGATCGGGTACGCAATGCTCAACTGCGGGCAAGGCCCAACCCTGTCCAACGTCACCCCAACTGGAACGGTGACCAATGCCCAGCCTACCCTTGGTTTTGCCTTCATCCAAGGCATCGGGGGCAAGGGTGAGTACACCTACGACATCCAGGTGAAGAATCCCTCAGGCACAGTCATCTTCGACACCGGACTTCTCCACGATAACGTCAACTCAATTCAGTTGAAACTAGCCCAGTTACTGGCCAAGTCGACCACCTATACCCTGGTCATCTCTGTCTTCTCCCAGGATACTGTTTACCCTGGATCCTACAACTACGTTGTCTCAAGTACGACGTTCACGACATCTGCATTCTCGACACCCAGTGCACCGACCGGGTTCACTGCTGTCAAGACCGACACCAACGGAAGCGTAGCCCTCAACTGGTCGTCGGTCTCAGGGGCCTCCTACTACCGGGTTTACTGGAACCCAGCAAGTACCGGATGGCTACTCTACGCTGACAACGTGAGTGGAACCTCCTACACAGCCATGGACAGGCTCCCAGTTGGAATGTCAGTCCAGTGGGCGGTGTCGGCAGTCAATGCAGTCCCAGGCGAGGGTTCGATGTCTTCGACAGTAACTACTCAACTCTCGCCTGGGTACTGGTCTGCCTACTTGCACGTCGTGGGCAAGGGAACTACTTACGGGATCGCCTCCCAGATCCAAGACACTCCCAACATCACCGAAACCATCGATTCGACATCTCTCTTGGCCATGGGCCAGGGTGCCCCGATCACCCGCTATGGCGAGAACGACTATCGACAGGTCCAAGGCAACGTCCTCCTGATCGACGCTACACCTGCCTCGATCCAGTCTTTTCAGGCAATCATGGACCAGGTCAAGGCAGGAGGGGTTTGCTACTACCGAGACGCTATCGGAGGCTGTCTCCCCTGCACCTTCGACAACTCCCAAGGACTGACCATAGTCGGACCTTGGAACCGTCAGATAGCAGTCAAACTCACCGAAGTAGCCGACCTTTCTGGTCCGTATATCGGGACTGGATACGCAGTCGGGTACCAGACTCTAGTCAACGGAAGAGTCCCACCCATTGCTACTGTCGAGAGACTACTCTGATGGACCGTCTAGGATCAGATCTCTTCAAGATCATGACTTGCGGAACGATCCTTGTAGTCATCTTAGTCTTGATCATCATCGGCCTTGGGATCACGTTAGTCGCTGTCCACTGAGATGCTGCAGATCGGACCGGTTACTTCACTCGCTGGGACCTCGTACTCTCAATCCCAAATCCTCCAGGCAGTCTTCGGGCCTTCACTTAAACTCGGGTGGAGATTCGACCTACTCTACCCTGACCTGTCCTACAAGGCAGACCTGACTGCATTAGTCGATCCCTCCCTACAACCCCCGACGATCACCTACGACTCGACCCAAGCCGTCAAAGAGTCACTCTCGATCCAGATGCGACCCTCCCCGGTCGCCAACGTCTTGCAGGACCTAGTCAGGGTCAGATTCTTGGTTTTTACTCAAGATGGATCCCACTGTGAGTGGCCGATCGGGATCTATTCTCTAGTCCCCCCAGTCAAGAACATCTACGACGGCTACACCTGGTGGCAGATGTCCTGTCCTGACCTGTCTCAGGTCTTGGCTGACGCCGCATTCTCTGTCTCAACAGCAGTTGATGCTGGAGTGTCTTACTCGACTGCGATCGCCATCTTCTGTGCTACTTATGGAGGCTTGACCCCACTCTCTACCTACATCCCGAATCCCAGCGTAGGGTTGCCATCATCGCAGACCTGGACCTCAGGAACATCCTACCTCACCGCGATCAACAACCTACTGACTGCAGTCAACTACAAGAACGCCTGGTTGGAAGGCAACATGCTGACCGCGAGTGTGATGCCCGATTACAACACCGCATCTCCGGTCTTGCTGTTGGACGCTACCGCGGCCGGGAACACCAACGCGCGGATACCCATCTTCGCCCCTCTGAAAGAGACTCCGGACCTCAGTAACGCCTACAACCAGATCTTGGTCACCGGACAGGATCCTTCCAACAACCCTATCTCCGCCTACTACGAGAACAACCGCCCTGACTCCGAGATCTCGACCGTCAACTGGCATCCCCGCCTGCAGGTCATCAACAACTCCGCGATCGCTAACCAAGCAGCCGCCTACGCTATGGCCATCACCCAAGCCCAACTCGCTGCCCAGGTCTACTCCCAACTGCAGGTCGAGACAGTACCCTTCCCTTTCTTCGGAGACCTAGATGTCATTCAGTTCACCTACAACTCCCAGGATGAGGGAACTGTACAGTACAACTACGTAGTCGTCAAAGCCTCCCACGTCTGTGCTGCGAGTCAACCGACTACTTTGACCCTGCAGAGGATAGTCAACGCATGAACCCTCTGACTAACTCGAAGGCAGTATCCCGGCAGTTCCTAGACAAACGGGATAAGATCAAAAACAACCTGAATGCTGGGCGCTTCTTTCAGGGAATCATCGCTGGAGTAAACTACTCAGCATCACCTTTCCTAGTTCAAATTCAGCACATCGGTGAACCTGCAGTCGCCAAAGGTTGGCACGCTGTTGGAAGCACAACCTACTACCCGATCGTTGGAGACAGGGTACAGATGGTCTGGCAGGACGAAGAAAAGGCCCAAGCCGTATGGCCGATCGGGAACCCGGGCAGAACATCAAGGATGTTCAAGACGAGTGCCCAAGTTCTTGCCTCTGGGGAAAACTTCGTTCAGTTTGATTCCGTAAGTACCGACCAGATGGGCATTGCCTCGACCATTTCCTCTGGGTTCATCATTGTTGCCCCAGGACAGTACAAAGTTGCCGGGGCCTGTGCAAGTGCGACAGGATCATCAAGATGGTTGGTCTCTATCTACCAAAACGGAACTGAGGTTGCCCGCCTACAGGACGTCGGGTCTTCAGCGTTCAACGCAGGATCTGGAACTGCAACCTTGATCTGCCAGACAGGTGACCTCATCCAACTCGGGATCTATTCTGGGACATCAGTTAACCTGCAAACAGCATCTGGAACCAACTTCTTCGAGATCATCTGGGCACCTTAGAATGAAGGCATGTCCGCAGGCACCTGGTCCCTATACCTAGATCCCAGGAACCGAGCAGTTGTCACTGCAGGCCCCCCAGGGTCTGACTTTCTCAACACCCAAGACCTGGTCGAATTCGACACAGATTCTGAGACCTTCAGGGTAGAGTACCAAGAATCTTGGGCAGAAGCCCAAGCCTCAGGCCAGGACCTGTCAGTAGCCGAAGACGGGACAACGACTATAGTCCCCCACCTCCCGACTGCTTCTGACCTCAAGGTCGCCCGCCTGAGAAACTTCCTGAATCACCCTAACCCGCAGTTGGGAGATGTCATCTCGATACTCAAAGATCAGTTAGGAGGTTGAGATGGCATCTGGAGATTGGGTGACTGGATCCTACATCGTCATCTTGAGTGGATCCTTGCCCGAACTAGCCGCAGGTGAAGCAGGCGCTGCCGAAGTAACCTACAACATCGTCCTGCCTTCTGGGGGAACTGTCCTGAACGGAGGCTCCTCCGGACTAGCCCCCTTCTCATACCAGGCTGACGACACCCAACCCATCTCATCAGGAGCCATGGCACTCGTCGTCGCCTTAGCCCAGCATGAGAACCTACCTGTCCACCTGACGACCACCATTGTCAACCCTGACGGGACGACTTCCCCGATCACGTCATGAACTCGACAGTTATCTCGTCTGCTATCTTTGCTGCAGCGGCTGTCGTTATGGGACTTGCTACTACTCTTGAAGCGTATCGAGCGGTGGTCATCACTGACCCGTTCCGGGGCCTAGCCTCACTCGCCTTTCTGGTCTTAACTGTAACCCTGGGCTACGAAGCCTTCGCCATCGACGAGAACAAACCCAAGATCTTCCCAACCATCTCAAGGGAAACTGCACTTGCCTTCGCCAAGTTCCCGGGTATCGGACTGGTAATTATCGGGGTGGTCATGATCACTGCGGGAGCACTCTTCAAGCACTTCACCCAGCAAGACACGAAAGTCTTAGGTCAGTACACAGGCTGGATCGTCATTGGGGTAGCATGCGTCGAGATCATCGTCGGAGGAATTCTGACAACTGTAACCCATTGGCAGGCACTGTAGGTGAACGCGGATGCCGGAAGCCCTGAACTTAACTGGACTGATCAACGATGGGGGGTGGGTCTTCGCGACCATGGAGGCTATGGTCCTCCTGTATGCCTTCCTGAATGGACGAGTCGTCCAGGGGAGACTGTTCGATAGATCCCAAGGCCAGATCGACAAGATTCTGCCCGCCTTGACTTCTGTAACAGCTACACTCAAGGACGCGACTCAACTCCTCTCCCAAGTCTCTACTAGACTAGCAGCACTCGAAGCCCGAATGACGGGGACAGAAAAGAACCTCGCCAACCTAGACGGTGATATAGGCGATATGAGAGTGAACGCCGACCTGCCTTATCGAGGCCCCAGGCGAGGTGACTGATGGGACTCTTCTCTTGGTGGAAGGAGTTGACTAAAGATCTCCAGTCCAACAGGGAGCAGTCCCTAGAAGAACATGAGAAGAAGATCTCGTCTGCCTTATCCCAAGCAGACAGGGTAGCCAAAGAATACCGTGAGATGGAAGAGGCACTTAAGAGATGAGCAAGAGGATCATCTGGCCGACAGGGATCTTACTCCTGTCCTCGATTGTTCTCCTTACCATCTACAAGTATCTAGGAGCAGTCCTAGTCGACCACGTTGTTGGAGGGATGATCATCATCATTGCCCTCGCTGACATCGTCATCTGGATTCTCTACTACATCACCTGGAGACAGCATCGAGACGTCGCCTTCCTAGAAGGTGAAGTCGCCCGTTTGACCTTGACCGTAGAAGGGGCGATTATGTTGGGTGGAGTAGGGGTGAACATCTATTTTCAGCATATCCTTCCCCCAGGTCTATCAGGAGTTTTGCTAGTACTAGGCCTGATCGCGATGAGCTACGCTCCCCTATTCCTCCTCATCCAGTACGTGAGGGCGGGGTGGGCGTGACTCTGACCATGAACTTCAAACGCATCCTACTGCGAGTTTCAGGTAGACAGATGAGGACGAAGTTAGATGAGAATGATAGAAAAGCCCAGGAAGCAATCAAGGAAGCCAAGAGAGTAGAAGCACTCTACAACCAATTCAAACTAGAACAGTTAGTCCAAGAAGTTCGTCGGAATGCGGACAAAGGGAATTTTGAGTGAACTAGCATGGGATTCCCTCAAATCTTCATCGACGTCTTTACGGTCATATTCCTGATTGCAGTCATTTCTCTGATCATCTTCTCTTCTGCTGAAGTCTATGATGGAACCAAGACTCTGTATGCCATAGTCAAGACAAAAGCAGAATATTCCCTCTCTGATTTTCATGGAATGATCTGGTGGTGCCGAGTTCTACGCTGGGGAGGAGTATCCAATCTAGCCTCTACCTTCCTCATGATCCTAGCCGGGATCCTAGATGCTAGGATCGCCGACAGCGTGCCCCTAGCCGACACCTTCCCTATTGTCTTATCCAACTTTTCACTAGAACTGTTCATGCTGATCATGGCCGGACGCTCTGCCTTGTTCGTGATCGCGCGGCGGATACTGTACCCAGTAAAGGAGAAATAACTGATATGGGTTTTCCATGGTGGTGGTTCTTGACCGTGATGATGAGGGAATGGTCGTTTGGCTAACCTGAGTGCAGGCAGAATCAAGCCTGAGGACGTCTACACCCCTCCCACCGACGTCCTCGAGACAATCCTGAAGCCTAGAATCCAGATCCCAAGTTACCTTCTCCGCAAGATAGGGGACACCTCGACGATAAGAACTGGGTACGACTCGATCACGGCTAAGAACATCCCGGCCAACGCTTCAATCGCTATGGGCTACGGGGATGGGTTGTACCAGTGGTCGGCCGCTGACTGGGCACGGTTCTCTCAAATCACCGTCGAAATCGCAGTCAACCCGACCCACAACCTAGGTAAGGTCTACGACTGCGAGACGGGCAACGGAGAACCCGCAGATGCTGTGCCTTGGGTGAAGATGCGCAGAGCAGCAGGCATCGACCCGACCATCTACTGTGGGCAGAACTCATGGTGGGAACAGATCATCCAAGCCTTTGTGTCTGCTGGAGTCGAGCAACCCCACTACTGGGTAGCCAACTACGACGGGGTGCAAACCATCCCTGCAGGAGCGATCGCCAAGCAGTATGCGGATCCTGGGCAGTATGACCTGTCTTGCGTCGCTGCTTACTGGCCTGGGGTAGATCCGACTCCTCCCCCTACACCCACCAACAAGTCAGGAGACGAGATGAGGACCTTCATCTTCACGACTACCGGCCAGCCTGCGATCGAAGTCGACGACCGGGGAGCAACTGGAATCCCTGACCAGGTCACCTACAAGGCGATTCTCGCCTCCAACGACGTTGATCTCTGGACCAACGTCAACCCGTCCTTCTTCACTGCAATGCTCAAGAAGTGGGCAGTAGCAACTACTCCTGCTACCGCCTCGGCTACTACCCTGACAGAGCACATCAAGGCCCTGTTCGCCAACCACGACGAGGAAGCAAACGGCCCTCTGCAGAACTGGGACCCGTCTTGGGACACCAAGTAGGCAGTGCCTGACTACTCCCCCTATATCGCAGCCGTGATCGGATTCTTGAATCTGGTTCTCGCTGCCCTCGCTGCCTTCGGGGTCATGACTTTGACTCCGACCGAGCAGACAGCACTCTCGGCCATCTTCGCCTCACTCGGATCAGGAGCACTCCTGTTCATCCCCGTCTTCATCCACGTCAAGGCGGTAACCATGATCAAGGCGAAGAACGGAGTCTACCAGATGCCCAAGTCTTCAACCTCAGGCAAGTAGATGCTAGTCACCTCAGGTACCCTGGTCAGGAGATACCAAGAACTCGACACCAATCCCTATGGACTAGGCAGGCACATGGTCCTAGACGCCCGCTCACTCGACTACACAGTCGAGAGAGATGAAGACAAGATGGCGACTTCGGTCAAGCCAGTTACCTGGTTGCCCTCTATCCCGATCCTTAACCAAGGCCAAGTCGGATCCTGCACCGGAAACGCCTCGACCTACCACCTGTCCAACCTGTATACCAAGAACCTACCCAAATGTGTCCTAAGCAAGGACACCCTGTCTACCTCGACACCCAACCAGAACGAGAAGTTCGCCCTAGAGGTCTACCATGAGGCGACCACCGACGACGGCCTAGGCCCCCCTTACCCACCCAACGATCGCGGGTCATCGGGCCTCGGAGCCTCGAAGGCTATGCTCTCGGCCAAGTTGATCACCCAGTACACCTGGGCGACCACACTCGAAGGCTGGATGGTCCTGATGCAGACTAGGGGGACCATCATCGGGACTCCCTGGTACCAGGCCTTCTTCGAGCCTGACTCTAACGGGTTCATCGACTCTGACCCGTCTTGGGAGCAATCAGGCATCGCAGGTGGGCATGAGATCTACATCTGCTCTCTAGAGGCTTGGAATCCAATAGACCCGTCTAAGTCGGTAGTCGCCTTCCCCAACTCCTGGGATACTTCCTGGGGAGACCAAGGCTATGGGAGGCTCCACCTCTCGACCTACCTCAAACTGCAGTCCCAGATAGACGTCAAGCAGTTTGAACTGACCCCTGCCTGAGAATCCATGCTAGCAGAACTCTTTCGTTGGGTTCTGCACTATACCGGGTCGGACAACGTGTCCGGACCTTGGTATGGATTCTTCTCGGGATTCGGGAGCGACCTAAGCGAAATCACTCTAGTTGGGGCAGTCGTCGCCTTCTACTGGAAACATACTTGCCACGTCGGAGGATGCTGGAGGCTAGGTCGCCTCAAGGTCGAAGGCTCAGAGTGGACTGTCTGCCACAAGCATCACCCAGAAGGTCCCCCCTCCCATCATGACATCCTGAGGCATTTTCACCAGAGGCAGGAAGAAAAGTACAAGGCCCAAGCTCACTCCAACCTAACAGGACGAGCCGAGAACTGAAACGTACTCAACCTGCCAAGAACGGCCCCCGGCAGAGCAGGTGCTCCCTGCCGACCGGAACCTCCGGTTAAGGAGGCTGGACATCCCTGACTAGGTGTTTCCAGTTTCGACTCGACTCGCCCTGTCAAGCAGGAGATCCTAAACTGCGATCCCGTGGATGTCGAGGAGAACCTCGTCCCAAGGCCGCATCAGGTCCCGGGCCATGATCTCGAGGTCGATCTCTAGGATCTCAAGAATCGCCTCTGCCTTCGAGGCCGGGATCTTCACGTTCCCTGCCTCCCACGAAGCGACATCAGGCTGAGAAGTGCGCGCGAGTGCGAGGGCCAGGGTCTCCTGGGTCATTCCTGCCCTCTTACGAAGGACAGTCAGAGTAAGAATCTCGCGTCCACGTACCATCTTACCATGATTATAACACAAATATCAGGCAGCACTTAACCAGAGTTTCAGGAAGGCAGAAGTCGAATCGTGACCTAGACAACGTAGGCAAACGTTATCAGGCTCGGCTATGACCTCCTCGGCACCGAGGCAGGTCGCCCCAAAGGTCATGTTCCCGCATCGAAACATGCAGCAGTAGTGGGTCTCGTAGATATGCACTCCGCCTACCCGGTGGAAACGAAACCCCCGTCGAGTTGATCGGACCCACGGGCCTGCCTCGAAGAAGAGTTCGCTAGGACTAGTGGACGAGTCTTGGTTTCCTGTAAGCAGAGTCATTTCTTCGCTTAGAATTCGCTTCTGACTTCTCTTCTTCTGCGTCCTTCTCCTGCAAGTAAGCAGAAGAGTTCCAGGACTTCGCTTCACCCCACCTGAGGCCCACCTTCAATTTACTGTCAAAAGGAACTCCTGTCCCAGGCAAGATCTTTTGGCCTGCCTCACTCATCGTCTTCTTGATGTAGGGGATGAGGTCTTCAACCAGGTCGTTCCTGACTTCCAAGTAAATCGCGTCATGGATAGAAAACAGGACGTAGGCCCCCTTAGGCAAGTTCTGGTGCAGGTCGATGAGGGCCCGAATACAAATGTCAGAAGCAGTACCTTGGATAGGAGAATTGAACGCCTGCCTCTCGATCGAACCTTTGTCCTTGCGTTGGACTAGGGGGAATCTGCGCCTGCGACCTAGGGGGGATTCGACCATCTTATCCCGCAAGGCCTTCGCCTTGACTGAAACCATGTAGTCCCGCAAAACAGGAAACCCGTCTAGGAACTGCCTCAAAAAGAACTCTGCCTCTTGAATCGTCCACCAATGCTTACCCGGGGGCAAGAACTCAAACTCAGACCCCTCAACTAGAGCCTTTGCTGTTCTACCGTAGAGAATCCCGAAGTCAGCCCGCTTAGCAAGGTCCCGGTCAAAATCATCGACGTCTTCTGGAGGCTTGGAAAACATCATGGCCGCAACTTCTCGGTGCACATCCCGCCCCTCAACAAAGGTAGCTATGAGTTGAGGATCTCCGCAAAGGGCTGCTGCAACCCTGAGTTCGAGTTGCGAGAAGTCAGACTCCACCCAGGTATACCCTGGAGTAGGCACAAACGCCTTGCGAATCTCTGTCCCTAAGAGTTGGGGGATGTTTTGGAGATTGGGATTTGAACTTGAGATGCGTCCAGTTGCGGTCCCGATGATCCTGAAATCTGAGTGGATTCTCCCATTGTCTCCAACCCGGGCGAGGATCCCGTTGATGTAGGTCTTGAGAGTCTTTTGGCGCTCCCGGTAATGAATGATCGCCTGGAGACCCGCCTTGACCTCAGGATCCTGGGCAGTAGTAGAAAGTGCATGCAGCACCGTCCTGTTGGTGGTCGTCGCGGATTTGGCCCGTGAACCCGATACATCACCAGTGACTTTTGCCTTAGCCGACCTCCACGTCTCGTAGACAAGTTTCTTGACCTGCAGAGGAGATCCTGGGTTGAAGTCGTCAAACCCGTACTTCTTACCTAAGACCTTGAGGTCCTGGAGTCTCTTCTCGACATCGAGTTCAACTTCCTTCTGCAGGGACTCTAAATAGGGGATATCGACCTGGACACCTCGCAACTCGATGTCAGAAAAGGCCAAGGTCGCCGGAAGAAGAAGGTCCTCGGCTACCGCGAGGAGTTTAGGGGATTCTTCTTCGACTTCATGGCGTAACTTGGCTGCGAGTTGTGCAGTATAGTAGACATCCTTTGCCTGGTAAGCGTAGAGTTCAGGCAAGGCCACCTTCTGGTCCGCGGGCGTCATCTTGTAGTAAGCAGGAAAGTCGAAGTCATACCCGTCATCGTCGTAGTGGACCCTAGCCAAGGCCTTCAACCCATGGATCTTGAAGCGCCCAATCGGCCTTTCGTCTAGGCAGTACGACCAGGCCATGGTGTCGGCTAGACGGGGGGGATGCAAGTATTCCCCAAACAGAATATCAAGGAACTGCAGATCAAACTTCATGTTGTGCAGGACCAGAGTGCCTCTCTGCACTCCACCCATCAGAACCGCGTGCATGACGCGGAGAGAACGCGGATCTGACAAGAGGTCAGGGGGGACGATGACAGCCTGGTTCCCCGCACAGAACCCAACTGAGATGATCTTGTCTCGCAACGCCTCGACACCCATCGTCTCGATGTCACAGGACAAATAACCTGTCTGCACCGAAGACTCGACTAAGCCCGGAGGATGCCCTGAGACTCCGAGTAGAAAATCTTCTACTCCCTTCCCGGTCGCTGGAACTGTCAACTGAATATTGGGTTCTGGGAGAGGAGAATCATTCGCCAACCACTTCTCGATGTCGTTGGCGAAGTCCCGGAAGACATCAGGATCACGTAAAACGGCAGAGGGATGGTAAGTCGGGACAGTATAGATCTGTCGCCCACCCCAAGTCGTATAGATCCCCCTGCCTCTCTGCGTCGTGATCGTGGCCATACGCGACAGACGAGTCGCTGCCGTCAACCCAACACCCCCGACAGTCAGGATCTTCTTGGGGTTGACCAGGCAAACCTCACTCTCTAGACGGGATGCGCAAACCTGAATCGCCGAGATCCCAGGAAACTTGTTTCCTGGGGGATAACAGAGGATAGTATTAGTGAAGTAGACCTCATCGAGATCAACTCCATGCCCCTTGAGTGTCGAGCGCAAGAGTTCTCCCGCGGGTCCGACAAAGGGAAAACCCCTAGCCGCCTCGATACCTCCTGGAGCCTCCCCTAAGATCAAGAGACCATCCCCTGACCCGTTTCCCTGGACCAGAGGACTATCCTTGAGGACACAATTCTCACATCTTGCAGGTAGGTCTGGGTTGAGTTCTCGACGAGGCATACCTTCACTCAGGTTTCGGCATAGACGACGTCTCCGAGACAGCAGTTAGGTTCTGCAACCATGCCTCTGCTCGAGGATCCGGGATCAACTGCCAAATGCATACCGGATGAATAGATTTGACGATCTGTCCATCAACTGCACATCCAGGAGACAACTCGCAGTGCCCATCTTCCGTCCAGGCACGCAATAATTTACGCCCCTTGGTGTTCTCGACACCATCAGGGTCCTGGCATTCACCCCCGACCAGATGGCAATCAAAGGCAGCCAACCCATGAAAATGCCGTCCACAAGACCCACAGTGATCAGTGCACGTCTGGCGTATGACTCTTGGCATGTCCCCTCACCAACTTTAAGTCTGACATCGGAAAGTCCTGGGGATAAACCAACCCCTCGACCTTGACCCGTGCCCAGGTCTTGAACACTCTCCTGACTATCCCAGGACGCGGCCTAGTAATCCCATGCCTGATCGCCAACTTCGAGTTGACGATCACCTCGTCACCTGCTTTGAAGTCTTCCACTTAAAGTCTTCAGATTAAAGGCCTCAGAGATATCTCTAGGATTTCTCGGTCAAACTCCATGTGCAGGACCTTCCCCGGGTAGTCGATGTAGACAGTCTTGAGTTCAGATCCTTCCGGTACCCCTTCGATAACTTGGGCACTGATCACACTGCCTTGAGTCAACATCCCAACCAAGAAATCGATCGAGACCAGGACTTCATTAGAACGGGGACCCTTAAAACCTGCGAACGGGGCGGTCTTGGGTTTCGGTCTCCTGACGATGTAGTCCGGAACTCGCACCGGGACCTCCTTGGGCTAGAGTAGCAAAAACAGACGCATTTGCCTTGGCCAAGGCCAGTTCCTCCTCGGTCAGGACCCAAGAAAAGTAATTTAGAGGACGAGTCGGGTACTCTGGAACCTTACCCCCTGCCTTGAGCCTGATCCCTGCCTTTGCATAGCAGAAGGGCTTTGCACTGTCAGTCGATCGAATCCACGGAAACTCACTAGCCATGTCGCCCAAGACCCAGAGTTGCCTCCCCCAGCCTAGAAGGTGCACCTCGACACCATCATTTTCGACCAAAGGCAAGATGTCATCGCGGAGAATCTTAGGAACCCCACCTTCCCATATCTCGTAGTCCTTAGACACTCCGACGGTCGGGGGTTGGGTGAAGATCTCAGGGTAGACCTTGTGATGTCGGGCCCACTGCATCATCAAACCGAAGAGGCAGGACTTGTAGTCCTTGTAATCCTCGCCCTGCGGGACCAGCATCAACTTCGGGACAGGAAGTTCTGTCTTCGCGGCAAAAGTAAAGAACTCCTTAGCCTTGGACAGGGTCTCCATGCTCTTGAACAAGTGATCAGGAACAACTACCTCGTTGGACTTGACTTCACTCGCATGCTTGAGTAGATTAGTTGCCTGGGCCCCTGCAGTAAATTCGTGGGCACTGTTGTCAAGTATTAAGTAAGCCCCCTCTTTCTTCTCCCGCATGTAGTGATCCCGGTACGCCTTGCGGTTCATCATGTGATCGAGTAGAAGGTGGTACTTAGAGTGCCCGAATCGATCTAGATGGGCAGTAGGCGGGATCAGAGCAACGAACATTCTAGGAGCGTCTCCATACATATAAGGTCGTCGTCGGGAACTCGCGGTCGTAGGTGATGTAGTTGGTAAATTGTCCGATCAGTTTCGGGAGAACCGTTTCGATGCCCAGGTACTCGGCCCAATGATTATAGCGGATGAGGAGTTGCAGATCGGATTTGAGGGCCTTGACTGTCGAGGCGTGGTCGACATCGTGAAACTCACACTGCATCTTAGTCGGGAAGTTCCAGCCTCGCCCAAAAGGTTTCTTCATGATCATGGTGTGCGGGTCACCTTCTGACCCCCCACCCGCGTAGTGCATAAAGGTAACCTGAGGCGCAGATGCGCACTCTAGGGGTTGCTTCGGCCACAGGGAGCACCCTTTACCTCCATTAGGCCTCTCTGCCGTCAGGTAGGGGCAAAACGGATAGGGACTCTGGTTGACCGAAACTATAGTACTCGCTTTCCCATTGACGATGATCTCACGCTCTTCCCAAGGCACTAACTTTTTCTTAGACTCTTCCATCTCCGCGAATTCTTCCGGGAGAAAGTCGAGAGTGACCGCGATCGCACAGCAAGCGTGGCACCCATCGACGCAGACGAACTGCCGGAAGACAGAAGGTCCGATCCCAACCCATTCTGGAATCTTCTTCAAGACCGGCCTGTTCTTCTTACCCCAGTAGACAGGTTTCGGAGACAGGCAGGCCAACTGATGAGTCATCTTGAAAATCGAGTCGGGGTAGGTAGATGACGGATTGCGCTTCAGGCGAGAGTCGTGAGGATCTACATCGTCGAAGAACCCGGGCAGAGTCGGAAGTTCCTTCCTCATTTCATTTTCCTATTGATGAACTCGACGATCTGAATAGCAACTGCAGCAGTGTGCACACACTCCTCAACAACATTGTCCAGGAGTTCATTCCAATGGTCGGAATCAGACTGAGTATCGAAGTCAAGTATTGCCTTGGACACTTCTCCGAACTCCTCGCCTAGGATCAATCCCCACTTGTCTAGTGGATGATTCTGCTCACCCCATAAGCCTTGTTGTCTTTCCCTCTCCTCCAGGACCAGTTGCATACTGTCTTCAGTAGACTTGAGATCGAAGTCAGACTTTACAGGCGCCATGGAGTTCTCCACTCAGGCAAGGCCTCGGGTGTGATGTACTCTTGGGGAAGCGTATCTTCTAAGGGTTTCAGGTCCTCTGTGAGATTGGAAACTTTCCCCTGAACCTCACCCATACCCTTGCCCAGACTAAACAGAAAGGCAGAGAAACTCCTCAACCCCCTAGTGATCTCTTCTCCCAACTCTTGGCCTGACTGGAAAGCAGGATCGACCACTTCGACAACCAGGGGTGGGTCTAGTCGGTCAGCAAGATTGCGCAAGACCCCACCTAGTTTATGCCTCACAAATTGATTCCCCCGACCGCAAGGGATCTCTCTAAGGAGACTTGGTACAAAGTCGGGTCCTTGATCCCAGCCAGATGAAACGCCTCGCGCCTCTCGACACAAGTAGCACAGAGACCGCAGTGCTGGGATCCGCCTTCGTAACACGACCAAGTCAGGTCCCAAGGGACCTTGGCTTCCTGGCCCCTCTTGGCGATTTCTGCCTTAGTGTTGTGGATGAAAGGAGCAGTTACCCGGAAGTCATCCCTGTAGAACCCTGAGTTCCCGATCCTCGCGGTCCGGTTGAACTCGTCGATGAAGGCAGGACGGCAGTCAGGGTAGATAGCATGGTCACCCGCGTGGACCGCAGTAACCACCCGATCTGCCCCGAGGGCTACTGCCCACCCGACCGCGATCGAAAGGAGGATCATGTTTCGGTTAGGGACCACCGTCGCCTTCATACTCTCTTCGGTGTAGTGACCATGAGGAACTTCTTTGTCTGAAGTCAGAGCTGACGTTGACAGGAGTTCCCGCAAAGGCTCCATGTCGACCACTCTCCACTCAGAGAAGAGTCGCTGCGCGCACATGTTGGCGAACTTGAGTTCCTTACTGTGCTTCTGGCCATAATTTACTGAAAGGCAGTACAGTTTGTCCCCGTTGCCTTTGAGGATGTGGGCCAAGGCAACACTGTCCATGCCTCCCGACAGTAGTACTACACTCTTCATAGATAAGTTTGTTCTCCCGCCTTGTAACGAACTGCGTCGATCGCGTCCATGACTCGGTCAATCGGTTCAGTCCAGAGTGTACTGAGTTCGCCTAGAGTCATCTTCTTCTCGTCATCGGACATAGACTCTACAGTTTCCATGAGTCTCTGGAAAGGCATACTGCGTAGAGTACGTCTAGAGTCCTCAAGCATCACCTAGATCCCCTCAACGCTAAGAACTCAGCACGGGCCTCAGGTTCCCTAAGAAAGTCCCCCCTGACCGCAGAAGTCACTGTCCTAGACCCTGTCGCCTGGATCCCCCTGATGGTCATGCACGCGTGTTCTGCTTCGAGGACGACCATGCAATTTTTACTTAGGTTCTCCTCGATGCAGTTAGCAACCTGGGTCGTGATTCTTTCCTGCATGGTCAACCGTCTAGAGTAAATATAGACGATGCGAGCCAGTTTCGACAACCCGATGACCCGACCTTGGGGAATGTACCCGACATGAGCAACTCCCAAGAAAGGCAGTAAGTGATGTTCACACAAGGAGACTAGAGGAATGTCCTTGACCAGGACCATCGAATTGTAGCCATCAGCCTCGAAGTGAGTGAACAGGTCTTTGGGGTTTAGAGAATACCCTCGAGTCATCTCCTGGTACATCTCGATGACGCGGCGAGGCGTCTCCTTCAGGCCTTCCCGCGTCGGGTCCTCCTTGATGTACTTGAGGATATCCTCGACAGCACGCAGACCCCCGGGATGAACTTCCCTACCCGACACCATCTTCCTCCCGGTGAATCAGGAACCGCAGGTACCAGAGGGCCTTCTTCAAGTCGTCAACTCCCCCCTTCTTCGACCAACGGGTGACGTACTTGACGATGTTGCCTTCCGCGTAAGGCAGGTTGTTGGCCGCTATATACTGAATGGGCTCGATCTCGAACCCGCCTCGGTAGTGCCCACCCTGGTGCGATGTCGAGAAGAGTTCAGTCCCCTGCTCCTGACGCAAGGCCTCGAGTTTCTCAGGATTGAGTTCTTCTGGGATCTCGTCATCAGGTAGATCCTGCCTTGCCCCTGGGTCCCCGGGAATCTTGATCTCACTCAGATCCCTACCTAGAGACTCCAGAACATCTTCATCTGCCTCGGGTTCTGGTCCAGGATAAAAATCAGATTCTGGGGGAGACGGGTTACGGTTAGCCATTTCAGCAACTATCGAGTTTTGGGGAGTGACGACCATCTTCGATCCCCCGACATTAGACTCAGTTGACTCTGCCTTGGGTTTCTTGTCGTCAGATGTATTTGTCTTGCTCACTCAAGTCCACCAGTAGATAGTCGTGGATCAGGACGTGGTTCTGGGCCCAAGAATTCTTCTTGGCTACCTCGCAGACCCTTTGGTGTACTGCTTGGTAGTTCGCCCAGTCGTCAAAAGTCAGATTACCTTTGGTCAAAGCCCAGACTCGAAGAGACTCCATGTGGCGAAACCCGAGTTTCCGTAGATCTACGCGCAGGCGATTCCATCCACTTCTTTCAGTGTTCAAGCCCATGCCTCGGGCTTCCTTCTCGTACTCCTTCTCGTTGAGTTCTCGGAAGAACTCCATACTTGGCTGTTTCTCCACCCTACGCCGCCTCCTACGTTCCCCTCGTGTTTCCAAAGATCTCAACCTGCAGACGGGGGGATAGGTTCCACCCTTCTAAGAGAACCGACTTCGCTACTGCCTGCATATGCTCTTGTAAGGCCTCGACATCGATACCTTCTGGCATGATGTAGACAGGGTGAAGATCATGCTTGGTCACCAGGTACTTGACCTCGGCCAGATCATCATCAGAAGTGACCACGAACTTCCAACAGGTCTTGTGAGTATCCTGCAGAATATCCAAGGCCTCGGGATTGTAACGCTTCGCCTTCTCGTTGCCTGAGTTCTCGAGTTTCGGAGAGCAGTTGAACTGGGTCACCCGCGTGACCAACTCCCGGGTCGGAGTGATCGTACCTGCTGTCTCGACCTCGACTCGAACCGCAGAAGACAGGGTGTTGAGGTACTCAGCCAAGACCTTCTGCTGCAGGAGAGGCTCACCCCCAGAGACGACCAACATAGGCACCCTCAAGTTGAAGAGGCCCAAGGTCTTGAACTGAGCAGTGATCTCCTCGAAGGTCATCCGGGTGAGTTCGACCTTAGGATCGTACTTGACCCCGTTACGTCCTGTCCAGTCCCATGTATAAGGAGTATCACACCAGGAACAGTGCAAGTTGCATGCCCCTAACCTCAAGAAGCAGCAAACTCTACCTGCGGACGAGCCTTCACCTTGGAAGGTAGGCCCGAACTGTTCACTGACCAAGAGTTCCTCCCTCATCTGTCAGATCGTGATCTCAACCCAGGTGTTAGCCGTCTCCGAGACAGCAACCTGGACTATTCCCCACTCAGAATCTGGATACTCGGTGCGCACAGTGTCCTGGAGTTGAGTCAGAATCCACTGACCAATGCGTTCTGCCGTCGGAACCTGGATGAAGGCGTTGAGGTCCTGGTGATCGAACTTATGCAAGACCGGGTGCATGATCGAAGTCAGAGTAGCAAAGTCGACAACCATCCCCTCCTCGGACTGGCCTTGAGAGGGTTGGACTGGACCCTCAACTGTCACCCGAACTCGGTAGGAGTGACCATGGGGGCGGCGACATTTTCCCTCATGGTTAGGTAGATGGTGAGCAGCCTCAAACCCGTACTCCTTCGAAATCCTCATGTGCTCCACCTCACAGGATCTCCAGTTGAGCAGGATAGGCAGCAACCGACGTGATCTCGATCCCACCTCGACGCTTCTGGGTCACCTCAACTCGAATCGCCCGTGGGTGCAACTCGAGTTTGATCGTGCGCAGGATAATTGCTGGAAGAGCCTCACAAAAGACTCCCTGGGTGCGGAACGACTCCAGATAGAGTTTAAGACTCTTACTCTCTAGAATATGATCTGCAGGCCGGTAGCGAATCGTGACCCGGTACATGTCAGGCTGCAGAGTAACCGGACAGATCGCGGTCACCTCGTCCGACTGCATCTCGACCATCGAGGGTCGATCGTCCTCTGGGATCTGGATCGCGTCTAGGCGGGTGAACTTCCTGCCTCGATGACCCAGGTATAGGCGGCTTGAGTCAGGTTCCCCTGCCTCCGTCTCAGAACTTGCCTTCTCGGTTTCGTTCATCTACCTTTTCTTCTATTAGCTTGAGAACTTCTTCGACCGCGACGATAGTATAGATCTTGTTCAGGAGATCCTCAGGAATCCTCCTGAAGAAGTACAACCAACGCTCCCTCTCCTGGACTATTCCCAACTCTAGTCCAGAAGAGAACCCCTCCTCGTAACCGGAACTTCTATACCCACTAGAATCCATGACCCACTCGGGCCCAGGTAGGCCTGAGTTAGTCACCTCGAAGTTCCAACCGAGTCTCCTCTTCCCCATGTCGGGACCTACTTGAACGACCGCCTGACCTGCTGATTCCCCTTGAACGGGGAGGCAGCATCACCTCCCGCAGGAACTGCCTCCGCGACCTGAGGCGTTTCTCCAACCGGGACCAAATCCTCGACCCGAGAGGTCATCCGCCCCTGGTACTTCTCGTTGCGGACCGAGGCAACCGCAGGCAACCCATCGAAGGACGGATCAAGGAGCATCCCTGTCCCATCGTCGAAGTCGAGGTCCAACGACTGCGCCTCGATCCCGAAGTTCTGGAAGACTGCCTGCAACCGGAACAGGGCCTTAGGCGAGAAGGAAGTCATCATGTACAGGGTTCGGCCTTCGAACTCACCTGACACGATGGTCAACTTCCAGTTGAGGTAAGGAAATTCAGACCCCTCCGACTGCCTCTGCTCGACCGAGTCGATCAGGACCTCGTACTTGCCGGGTTTGACCGGGGTCTGAACCTCGACACCAGAGAAATCGAGAGTATACTTAGACACTGGCTTTCGCCTCCTCGTGAGCCGGGAGCAACAGAAGATTGCCCCGTGGGTACTGCGCCGACTTGAGTCTGAAGACCCAGTACTGGGCCATGACGTCCCCATACTGCACTCCTCCAAACTCCCCCGGCGGGTTCTTGGCCACCGCAATCTGCTCGATGGCGAGGGAGTTGACCATTTTCTCCCAGGTTACCCGAGACAACATCAGGCCTTGACCTTCTGCTTCTTGAGGACTTCATCGGCGAGGGCACCTGCCTCTTGGGGAGTCATCTTCTCGATGGGTTGGACAGCATCACCATCTTCTGCGCGGACAGCCGGAGTCTCCGCGGGCGGGCCCCCAGGGAAGTGTAGAACGTCGAGCAACTTGGTCACCGTCGGATCATCCAAGTACTCTGGGATCACATCTCCCCAACGGGTCCGTGCCTTGACTCGGAACTGCGAGAACCCGGACAGGAGAAGAGACCTAGTCTCTTGCATGGTCCCATCAGACCCTCGTTCCTGAGAGATAGCGAAGTACCCCGCGACATCGAACAGCCCAGGAAGTTCCTCGGCCAACTGCCCTGCGAGAGCAGGAACCTTAACTGCTCCTACTCTCGGTTCGACGACTTCTTTAGACAAAGAAGTCATGAAGACGTGCATCGGAAGGTCACGGAAGGACCTGACGAAGCGCCTCATCTGGACAGTTGCCTTACCGTAGTCCTGCTGCTGCAGAGCGTTCGGGTCGTTGCGTCTCGCCTGCTCCCCTTCTAGGATGTCGAGGAGGGTGAAGATGTGAGTTTCTGATAGAGAGTCGATGCAGATCGATTGGTAGGGAAGATTCGATCGCGGCGACTCGAGCTCAGAATAGACTTGAGAGTACGTATCCCAATCCCGAATCTCGACCATGTCGATGTCGAGACCAGCGAGAGTTTGAGATCCCCCCTCAAAGTCCAAGAACAAGACGGGAGACGTCCTCGGATCGAGTTGAGCAGTACCTAAGAAATGGGTCTTGCCTGCTCCTGCGGGCCCAAAGATCAACGCCTTCAAGAAGCGCCCCTGGTCGGGTTTGATTATCTTCAAGTCTTGGATCTCCAGACTTACGAATGAACGAAGGGACGGGCCTCAATCATTATAGATGGAGTTACCATCTCCTGTCAGGGTTGATCTTGAAGTTCGCCCCAAGTAAGTGCTGATGGTCGGACCCGTCTTCCATCGCCTGGCAAACCTGCAAGAAATCACACCTGGGACAGTGCAAAGCAGACGGGGAAGGATACGCCTTCTCTGGATACTTAGAAATATCCAACATGTCCTTGAAGACATAGAAGAGATGTTCTTCATAAGCCTTGATTTGAGCGAGGTTGCGAGACGTAACTTCTCTGTGGAAGAAGGGATCCCACCCACGAGTCTTGAGAGCGTTCAGGGCCTGGATATGCTTGCTCGATCGAGTCAAGTCGAGTTCGACCATCTTCGAGTAGTACCACCCGTGCAAGGTGAGTTGATCCTTGGCTGTCGAGAGAGACCCGTCTTTCAGGAGGCGGGGGAGGTTCGGGACCTTCTTCAAGAGTGTCTCGTAGACCACACCCTTGAACAGTTCCCCAGTCAGGCGCCAGAAGGAGTAGTAGTACCCAGTCACCTGGTCGTCGAGGTCTAGGCCTCGGCCTTGGGTCCAAACTTGCGCCCCTGTCTTGTAGTCGACCAGGTACAAGTCTGAACCTTCAGAAGCAATCCGGTCCATCCTCGCCGTCAACCTAGGTCTTGACTTGAGAGTTGCTCTCCCCGTCGAGGTTCTGATCGGGACCCACACTCTCCGTTCCAAAGAAACCGTCCTGAGTTGCAACGAGGTCCCCCGGTCGAAGGCAGCGTAGTTGCGCAACATCTCGACACCAAGCGGTTTGTAGGCGTAGATGTCGTTCTCTACCCACCCCCACAGGCCCCCATACTCCTGCTGCAAGTCGACGATCGACGAATCAAACTCCTTCTCGAACTCGTCGATCGTGGCTTGCATCGAGTAGGATCGCCCGTACTCCTCTAACGCATGGTGGATCAAGGTCCCGAACCACAGACGGTCATCCGGTTTCTTGAGTTGGTATCCAAGATAAGAACCTAGATACCACTGGCGCCTGCACTCCTTGAACTGACCGACTTCGGTCACCGAAACTTCATCAAGAGACCTTGGCATCTTCTAGGCCTGGAAACTCATCCTTGAGTTTCTTGACGATGAAGTAGAGTCCGATGCAGGCAGCATCCCTCTCATGAGAACTCTTGAAGTGGTGTTGAGGAAACAGGCCTCTCAACCAACGAGTCTGGAAGTACGGTTTCCAATCTGCGGGTTTGATCATAGTTGCTGCAGGAAAGACCCCCCTGAGGGCTGCCTCGATGGCCAGGAGTTCCCGTCCGAGTTTGCCCATTCCTCCATGAGCAGCCGTCATCTCTAAGATGACAAACTTCTGCTGCATCGGGAGGTCTAGATAAATCTGGGGCTCCTTCCTAGATTCAGTCCTGAGGAGTCTCCACTCTTGGCCTAGAACAGTGTTCTTCTGCTCGAAGATCGCCCAACCAGACGTGATCCCGACGTCAATGGCTAGGAGTCTCGACACCGAACTTCTCCCGGTTGACAGGTTCACCGTTGAGGGTATAGACGAGGAACAGGCCTCCCTTGCAGTGACAAGGGGAGAACATGGACTTGTCCTCGGTGTAAGCAACGGTCTCGCACCCGCAGTCAAAGCACTTCATGACTGCGTTGCAAGGAGTAGGAGCCTCAGATCCCGGGGATGACCCCTCAGTTGTGATCCCGACCACTCCATCGTCAGGTAGAGATAAGACCATGATCAAGGCCTGCCTCATCTTAGAACCCATGTTCAGGATACGAACTGCCTGATCTTCTCCTGGATGCTCCTCGTCTAGAAAAATCAGGTTCTTCTTACCCGCAGTAGTCTCAACCCAGATGTATCCGTTCCTATCTAAATCAATCATGGGACTCCTGTCAAATTTCTCAGAATAGACGCTAGGTCAGCATTCGAGATCTTCGAGATCGAAGGCAACTTTCCGGCTAGGTTACTCTCGACTAAATCATCAATCGTGTTCATCGCCTTGAGGGTGATGATCAAGGGAGAATGCTTCAGTCCGATTCTCAACACCCGGTGCAACGACTGCACATAGTCGTCAGCCGCCCAGGTCTTGTCCAAATAGACCATGGTCCTGGTGTTCTGCAAGTTTTGCCCGAAGCGCCCAACTGGGATCGACAGGATCAAGATGTCTGTCTCACCTGCCTTGTAGCGGGCGAGTTTCTCCTCGTTCTCACGAGACCCCTTGTCTGAAGTCGCTCCGTGTACCCAGTCTACCCGCAGGGACATCCCTTTCCAGCCTAGCTTGGTCGCAACGTCGGACTGAAGAAGACGCTCCTTCAAGGCCCCGGCTGACGGAAGCCAATTCGTCCAGATGACACAAGGAAAGTCGAAACTGCGAGCAGTGATCATGTCCACGATCGCGTCCGCCTTGCAAGACGAGTGCTCTCCCCCGATGTTGATCGTGTCAGTAGTAATCTGCTGCAAGCGGATGAGCTGAGCCAGGACAGTCGAGGCTTGGACCTTGACCCCGTTGTCCAAGGTAGCCGTGAACTTGGTCAACATGTCTGAGTACGCGTCTAACTGCTTGCGAGTCAGAGTAACCTCGACCAACTGCGGGATCGCCTGTGGGAGTTGGGAGTACACCTCTGCCTGATTCCTAACAAACATCAGGTCTGAGAAATCAGCATTCAAGTCTCGGTCCTCCCTCGACCCCTCGATCACGGTCCCCCAGATGCCTTGGTCAACCCAGGTGTAGCGATTCGCAAACCTCCAGAAGGAGCGCAAACCCCCAGGTTCACACAGGTGCAGTTGCGTCCACAGGTCGTCAGCATATCTGGTCGAAGGAGACCCCGTCAGTTCCCACCATCTGTCAGCAAAAGGCCTGAGTTTCAGAAGAGACTTGAACCTGCGTGTCTGGCGATTCTTGACCAAAACCGACTCATCGACGATGACCAGATCCCAATGCCGCAGGAAAGTATCTAAACGTTTTCCGACGACAGTGTCCCAGTTGGTCACGTACCAGCCTTCTTCTAAGGGAGGATCCTTCTCTAGACGAACCAAACGAGTATCAGGAGCAAACCACTTCTGTTCCTCGGTTACCCACTGGGAGACTAGATCCTTAATCGTGAAGACCAGTACTGACTTGAGACGAAGGCGCCTACCCGACAGGAGCGAGACGAGAGTCTTGCCTAGACCAGGACTCAAGACCAACATCTGACCTGGCTTGGGATCCTGCACCAACCTGTCCGAAGCCTCCTTCTGGAAGTCGTACAGACGGGAGTAAACTGCACGGAGAGACGCGATCTCTCCGGTAGACCCCATCTTCTCGACATCTTGTGCAGGGGTATAGATTTTCGTGGAGAGACGACGTCTCGCTGCGTCAGTGACTTCCATCCGGGGAAAAATCTCTAGGGCAGTCAATGCGTAAACCTGCAGGTCTGGCATCGTGTACTCACCACGAGACTTGTTCCAGGTCACCTGCAACCTGTCCCGAATCAATTTGGGAGTTGTCGCAGGTGGACGGAACCGAAAGAGTTTCCCGTCATGGTCAAGGCGCCCGGTGAAGGGGAGGGTGGGCACTTTGCCCACCCCAGGTGCTACCCCCACTACGCAGAGTCAATCTTACGGTAGTGGGTGTCGAGACGATACCCAACCGGCTGTTCCTCTGTCCGCCTCCCAAACGGGGACACCCCAACTGAGTGCGAGCAGTGGGGGCAACGAATCCTCTTCTTGCGATAGTCCCAAGGGTTCCTGTCCCTCAGGACTGCTCCGTGCAGGATCTCAAGGCTTTCCTCCTCGACATCGAGGCCTGATCCCTCACACTTGACATGGTTCGGGTGCTCGCGCAGGAACTTCCCCCGAGCAGGATTGTCCTCGTCTATCTCTTCCGACTCGGACTCGTCCTCACCCCCGTCAGACTCTGACTCTCCTTCGTCGAGGTCGACTTCAGTCTCATCGTCGACCAGGTCGGAGTCCTCCCCGTCTTCGGTTTCAGGATCTAGGTCGTCGTCACGCTCTTCTGCCATCGAGTCCTCCTCAGAAGTTTGATCTCCCGGAGGAACTATGGCCGGGGCGGCCGCTATCTCCTCTACTCGCGCCCGTCGCCTTTCTTCTGCCCTTCTCGCCTTCTCCTCCGGGGACAGTGCTTTTGTCATCCTAACAGCTCCTGACTGTTTACTTGACGGGAATCCTCGAGGCGTTTCTGTTCCTCAACTGCGATTCGACGCAGGTCCTCGAACACCACCTCAAGTTCAAGTTCTAGGTCCATATACTTGTGGGCGACTGCTTTCGGGGACAACTCCATCACGGACATCCACTTCTGGATCGTCCCCCGTGACAAGTCGAGTTGGTCTCCTACCTCCTGGTAAGTCAAACCCCGCTCCCAGTACAAACGCCTCAACACCCACTCGATTGGGCCTCGACGTCTCTCAACCTCCAGCATGGCTTGGGTCTTCGGGTACTCGGGCATCACCCGACTTCCCAGCCTAGAGCCTGCTCAGGGGATACTGCTGACTGCACTCGAACTCCGGGATACCTAGCATTACGAGACTTTTTGTACTTCCGACGAATCTCATCCCCAACCTCTTTGCCTGAAGTAGCAGTTCGAAAGGGACCGATCGGAGGAGACTCATGCCCCTCCTTATCCCAGATCATGGTCAAAACGTAGACGGTCACCTCCGAATCATCTCCTTCTGGACGGGCCCGACCACTTGCCCGAAAGTCGGAGTACGACGCGCACCGTGAATCTCCTCGGTCGTCAACCACAGGGTCGGAATCTTCGGGTCAACTGCTTGAGAAACACTCCACTCCATGTCAGTGACGATGATGAGCCACTCGTAGTTACCTTCCTTGGCTATCTCGGCGATCGAGGGAGACAGGTCAGTTCCACCACGCCCTTGCCACTCTAGGGGAATCTGCATCGGGAAGTCAAAACGACTGAAGGTACGATCAGCACCCACGATCGTCCGCGTATCCGCCTGGCGCATGCGCACCTTGCAGTCAGGAAAGATCTGAAGCGCCCTCTCGATGAAGGTAATAGCCACCTGGCAGTCAGAAGAGTCCATCGACCCTGACGTGTCCACCAAGACCATACCCTCGCCCAATTCTCTAGCCCGAAGAGACGGAAGTATCACGTCACTCCGGTAGACACTCCTCCGGTTAGGCCGAGAGTACGAGGTGCGGGTCGGCGCGTACCGAGTCATGAACTGCTTCAAGAGAGACTCAACATCGATCTTCGCCTCGGTCTCGACCCTCGAAACTTCCTTAACCCAACCCGGAAGGTTCCCGCAGTTCTTCGAGGTCATCACCCCAGTCGCGACCCGGTCTTCCCACTCCTCCTTGGCCTGGGCGACGTTCTTCTTCTTCTGCGCGTCAGATCGATTGTCCTCGCCTGACTGAGACGACTCTGAACCCGGAGTAGTACTTTGGGCCTGACTCGTCTGCCCCTGCCTGTCACCCTCTCCCTCGGCCTTGCCTGAGATCGAAGGGTGCGGCATGACTTCTCCGACCGAGACAGGAGTACCCTGGCCCTGGCCTTGGCCTTGACCTTGACCTTCCTGGCCTTTCATCTCCTCGGCTATCTTCTGCAAGAGATCCTTCAACTGCTCGTAGTACCACTCGGCCGAACGACCTGCCTCGACATCCCGGAACCTACCTACCTCGGGTACACAACCCAACCGCATCACGATTCCGGTCGGGTCGCAGTACTCCTTGATGTAGTAGTTCAGGGCGAGGTCAGCGGCCAGGTTCCACTCCTGGGCCGGGATCTGCCCGAACCTGAAGTGATGACCTAGGAACAGGTGACCCGCCTCATGCAGGATGATCTCCTGGACATCTCGAATCGACATCTTGTCGATGAAATCCGAGTTGTAGTACAGGTGAACTCCATCGGTCGCAGCCGTCGTGATCACGAGACTCCTGATCTCGACAACTTGCAACGCTGAGATCATGGCCGCGAAGTACGGGTGATGGTCGTAGACGTGATCGAAGCCTCTACGGATTTTATCTCGTGCCTTCATGCTTTAATTATAGTACATGCAGGAGGGGCCTGCACAGTTTTTCTAACTTAAATTGAGAAGAAGGAGACCCTCCTAGAGAAGGCCCCCCTCCTGAATTCTTAAGAAAAACTACGGAGCAGTCGTCGTCCAAACTCCAGGCGTCGAGTCGAACCCCGAGTCGGCAGTCCAGTGAACGGTACTGACACTGACTCCGTTGGGCAGTTCGAAGGCGACTAGACCCTTCAAGGAAGTACCGGGCGTGAGGTTGAAGTCACCCCCATCGAAGTTGGTTCCCTCAGACAGAGACCCGATATACTCCTGGTAGACCTGACCGTTGCTCCCGATTATCGTAGCGTCGTTGTTGGCATCGTCGTTGACGGTACCCGAGACCCCGGTCAGGGTGAACATAGCACCCACGAACCTATCTCCATTGTCAGGAACAGTGAACTCATCCGCTCCCTGGGCAGGATCGATGACCTGGGTGAGCTGCACGGTGTAGACGTTCCCCTGGCTATCGGTCACCTGGAAGGTTCCACCGATTTGCTGGGGACCTGCGGGCGGAGTTGGAGTCGACTTGGCCTGAGACCCTGACTTAGGCGGGTTGACAGAAGCCGTCGGACTCACCGTCCCGCACCCGGCCACGAACAGGGCAGCGACAAAGGCTACCGCAATCACGATTATCTTGGTCATTCGCTTTCGACCTCCTAGGGTCATTCCGAGGTTACCTGGGCCAGAACTGTTCAAGAGGGGAAGCGAGGCCCCTTAGGCCTCGCTCTTGTCCCACCCACTGATGTCGTCGAGGATAGATCCTGCCTTGGACTGGAGACGCTCCTTGCCTCCCTCCTCCGACCGAACCTCCTCGGCCGTCATCCCGCCGAGTTCCTTCGAGACCTTCTGGATCAGAGCGGTGATCTTGGGGTCGTTGGTCAGGTTCAGGGCGGGCGCCTGCTCCAGAAGAGCGTTCAGGGACTCAAGAGTCGTCTTGTGAACCCTCTCCCCCTTCGCGATCTTCGAGACAGCGTCGACCAGACGGTGGACGATGTCAGACGTCGCCTGCGCGATCTGCTTCTGGGTGTTGGCCACGACCCGGTCGCGAATCTCGTCCTGCACTTCCTGGGACACGTGACGTAGACGAAAGTCCTTGGACGGAAGAGGGGTCTCTTCGGTCTCGAAGGCAAAAGCGCTATCCATCTTCTCGACACTCGGGAAGGGAACATCTTCAGCGACCGAGGGTCCGACCCTCTCAAGGTAGTTCTGGACCAGCTCGTCCCGCTGCGAGATGACCTTCTGCGCCTCGTCCAGATACTCCTGTTCGTACTTGCGCATCTCCGACATGAACTCTTGGTAAGAAGTAATCGGGAGGATCCGGAAGTCCTCGGACCAGGGGAGAGTCTTCTCCTTGAAGTAAGCCTTGGCCGCAGTGTAGACCCGGTTCAAGGGCCCGAGAACCGTCCACTGGATTACCTGGACGTACCCCTTGACCGAGGCCTTGTCCGCCTCCAACGACTCCGCCGCCGCCGAGGTGACCGTCTTGCTCGAGGTCAGGACTCCAAGTTGCGTGATCCTGAGGCGAACCAGGATCGCATCCCGAGACAGATCGAACGAAGAAGGCGAGTTCTGCACGTACATGACTCCTTTTCTAGAATTCCGCTTAACATCTATTATTATAAGGCACTCAGGAAGAAACTGCAAGCAAAATCCTGACAAATTTAAGGAGAAAATAAAGAGACCGGACCCCCTAGGGGCCCGGCCTCCTTGTGATGGGGGGTCCTAGTTAGCCGGGTGTCCAGTATCCGGGAAACCCGGAACCACAGGCGCTGTCTGCACCTGAGACCCGACAACTGCAGGAGTTCCCCCACCCGAGCCGGTTCCCGTCGTCTGCGTTGACGGGGGAGTCGGCGTCGAGGTCGGAGTTGGAGTAGAAGTTGGGACAGGCGTCGGAGTCGGAGTAGGCACAGGAGTTGGAGTAGCCGTCGGGGATGGGCAAGGGGTGGGCTTGACGCAGTCGTGGTTGTTCCCACCCTGGTCATTTCCACCCTGCAGAATCACCCCATAAGTCTGACCCCCACAGTTCTTACCCCCGTTGCCTCCATTACCTCCCTGGCCACCGTTCCCCTGGTTGTTATTCCCACCGGAGAAGTTAGCACTCGCCGAGATAGAGAAGACAACTAAACCGACCAGGATTGCGGCCACCCCCAGGATGACCTTGATTGACTTGAGACCTCTGATCACTGCAACCTCCTCAGGTTTTCTATTCCGTACTGCCCCAGGATGATATCGGATCCACCAACTTAGATTTTAAGGAGGGCACCCAAGATTTTTAGGCCTTGGGCGCCCGGAAGGAAGGGAGTCAACCTTGGTTAGGACCTCGACACCGAGATCTTCGATCAGGCCCGTCTGCCTAGGCACTAAGTGAAAAACAGTCAACCCTTAACGCAGAGTGCACTTCCGACTGGGGGTGTATAGTTTCACTCCTAGACCTGCTGCAGCATTTCAGCAGAAAGGCCCGATCGAAGTAGACAGTAAGAAGCGGGGAGCGAGATTCCTGAAAGCCAGAAAGTTAAGGAAAGGCAGTGTTTCGGGGTGAGAGTCCCCCCTACTAAGGGCCTTTCCCCGTCCCAACTCTACTCAATCTCAGCCGGACGACAGTGACCCCTAACTTCATCACCTGCCCGGGACTCCCCTGAGGCAGCTCGAGCTTACCTCTTGCTGTCTACCTACCGGATTGACTTGTCACCTATTTCGGTTGGATAGACAGGCCTACTCATCCTCCCCGGGACACTCAAGTTGTAAACTAAGTCAACCCTAGATACCTGAGTAAGGGGGGAGTTTCGACACTTTCAGACTATCTACCCAACCCATCCGCAATCGAACTCGCGGACAAGGTGGAGGAAGCGCGGGTCCTATGACCAAAGACCCAAGCATGGGAACCTACCTTGCCTCCCCCACCTTGTCCGCGTATTCAACTGACAACTATGATTATAGCGCCACCAAGCCTCGAATGCAACCGAAATCCTCAACTCTTTTCGTGGGCGCCCAAGGCCTTAAGACTACCCTGAGGCAAAGACTCGATATCGATGATCGGACCTGCCTCACCCGCGGCAGAGATATCAGGCACTCCCTCAGCAATGACCAGAATCTCGTAGTCTAGCCTCATCCTCTGACCCACAGACACCCAAGCCTCACCCCCGCCTATCACCTTGACCAGAACTCGAGAGCCTTCGATCTTACGGATCTCGACTTCTGCGACCGCATGCAACTCCCCTGAGACCCCAGACCTCATCAGGACCTCCCGCTGTCAAGACTTGGAATATCAGGATGTCTTGAGAAGAACTCCTCGGAAGAGATCCTCAACAAGTGGAAGGAGACTACATCCTCGAGAAGGGAATAGTACCTGAGCATCCATTCTTCTTGCCCGACAGCGATACCTTCCTCAACACCCTCCCGGTACCTCATCTCCTGGACTGTCTCGGGCCTCCTGATGACCAACTCATAATAGACCTCAGGGTCAACCTCAACTACCCTGCCTGAGGAAAGATGCACAAAGTCTTTGTCCAGGGTCATCGCCTCAGTTTGAACACCTGATCCTTGACCAGTAGGGGCTTGTCCTCTGGACCCTTGACGAACGGATCGATCCAGATCTGACGATGATCCTGCAGTGATGGGTACCACTGCTGCCTCCAGAATCCGCCTGTCGCACCCCCGACGATCCAGCGATGATCCCAGTTGACCCCGATCGGGTCATGGTCAGAATGGGGTCTCTTGGGAACTGCTCGACGCAGAGTGACCACTTGGATTTCCTGGACCTTAGACTTAGTCTTCCTCTCGATGCCCCTTCTGATCTGACGAGGCAAATGAGCAGTCTCACGGACTGCCACCCTCTGCTGGCACATAGCGAAGAATGCCACCAAGACCAAGTAGTCTGGCTTAACTGACTCTTTCTGCCCCTCTTCCCTCTCACTCTCCTTTAGGGTCTTCCCGAATTCGAAGGCAGTAAAATGCAGGAGAGACAAACGAGGAAGTTGACCCAACATATCCGAGTGCCTCTCTAGGACATCCCGAAAGATCCCCTGGTTGACCTCGTCCAACGGGTCTTGCATGTCCGACCAGAACCCGACCAAGACCCCAAAACGTCCGTCTACCTCAGGGTACTGAACTGACTTCCAAGACATAGCGCAGGTCCTGCAAGTCTTTCCATGGACCTCTTTGAAGGTCAAGTACTCTGACAGGATCATCACCCCGTCAGGAGAAGGCAAGTCTGACTCTAAGAGACGCTGGTCGTCCATCGACTCTGCCGCCTTCAAGAGGAGGTTAGACATCTCGCGAGTAACCAGATAGACAGGAGCGTCCCGAAAGGGACCTAAGACTCCCCCTGCCCAGGACTCGAAGTTGAAGTTAGTACCTATCTTCGTGTTGAGAGAATCCAAAAACCCCTGGAAGACCCTGTGACCCAAAGAAGTCTTAGACCAAGAATAGAGATTAGTAACCAACGAAATCCCGTCAGCGGCCGTCCCCCACAAGGGGGGAGGCCCACTAACCAGAGAAGGCTTCTGACTCATGTCAGAACTGCTCAACCTTCTTCTGTCCAAAGTCGACCGACACCCTAGATGCAGAAGGCCTGTTGTTCTTGGTCTTCCACAAGTGGTACTGAGGAGCAGTCAGAGTGCGCGGGATGTCTTCGACCAGACGGCGGACCAAGTAGGTCGAGGGCTCTTCTGGCCAGCGCATCCCGTAGACCAGAATTGCGTTAACTGCGTCCTCGTTACCCTTAGCGTAGTTGACCAGAGACAGAGTCAGAGAGTACAGGAGGGAAGGTTCCTTCGGGATCTTGACCGACTCAGGGGAGTCCAGGATCTCTTGAATCTGAGGGACCTCCTCGAACATCTTCTTGTACTGTAGAAACTCGGTCGCCGCACCCTCACCGATGCAACCCGCCATCAGCGCCTTGGTGATGTCCTTGGTCTCGAACTTACCTTCTAAGGAGAGTTCCTCGGCTACCCCCAGGATCCTATCCGCGTACTCGAAGGACCGTGGAGTAGCGTAGGCCATGTCGGTAACGTCTGGCTTCTCCTTCGCTGCCCCGTTCGCCCAGACCTCCTGACGAAAGGCAGCAAACCCCTGCAGTAAAGGAGAAACATCGCCCAACTTCTGGGCCCAAGCAAGAAAAGAGCGAAGAGCATCCTGGGACCCAATCTCGATGTAGAGGTGACACATGCGGTTGGCCGCCGCCTTCGACAGAGGAGTAGTCCCGATGTCAGAAGTCGAGTTCCCAGCCAAGATCACGAAGGCGTTCTTGGAGAGTTCGTGCCCATTCAACTTCCGGTCCAGGATCAACTGCAGGGCAGTATTCTGAACGTCGAGGCGAGCCCGGTCGAACTCATCGAGGAACACGATCGCCTTCTCGTCAGTATCGAAGGGGAGCGTCTGAGGCATGAGGTACGTGAGGACCTTGTGCCCATCCTCCGCATCCTGGGGATAGGGAATCCCGCCTAAGTCAGAAGGTTCCTTGTCCGAGAGTCGGTAGTCGTAGATCTTGTAGTCCAGACGCTCCGCGATCTGCCTGACTACCGAGGACTTCCCGATCCCAACCGGACCCCACAGGGCAACCGGGACCTGAGCGACGAAACAAGTCACCGTCGCACGCTCCGCCTGCTCCAAGGTGATGAACTGCATATTTGAACTCCTGCCCTGGACTCGAGCGGGCTTCTCGCCGGGTTCCTTGATATCTATTATTATAGGCACTCAGACACAGGAACGCAAGGTCCTAGGGTAGAAATTTTCAGGAAAACCTAGACTAGGAAGATTTCTCTCCCGGACCACTGACTACCTCGACATGAACTAGGCCTCGAGGCTTCGGCTGGGCCAGGACTTGGTCCGAGATGAGGAAAGCAGCATCCGCAACATCCACCGCAGCAACTGGAATCTCAGTTTCTAGGGTCAAGCGCAACTTACGCCCATCTTGAAGAAGGACAGCATTAACGACGCGCGCGCGCGTAGTCTTCCCATCCTCTCCACGGACTACAGTAGACGTCCCGGGCAGTTTGGAAACTGACCCCTCTGCCCAGATCGAGTTACCTTTAGGTCCGACTTCTAGAGTCCAACGCATCCTTTTCTGCTCTCCTCTTGGCTGCTCGGTCTCGGTTACGCTGGGCAAGATTCCGACTCGCGTTGGCCCTACCTTTCAGGCGGGCTCGGTTAGTGTAAAAGACCTCACGCGTAATCTCCCACTCCAACCCTCCCTCGACAACCAGGTCACGGTGATAGACAAGAATCGGGACTCCCTTCTCGATCTTAGGTATGATCACGGCCGTGTTCTTGAGGCACGCCTTCATCACCCAGGCTTCACCCTGGTACAAGACATCCTGCATAGGCTTGGGTTGGTGATCAAGAGTAGGCCGGCCTTCTAGTGCTGCTGGGAGAGTCTTCAACCTTGCTCCTTCGATGCGTTAATCCGATTCTTAACTGCTGCCGGAGGATGCCCGATATGGTACTTGTGGCAAAAACTGCAGGAATAAGGAATCAGACCTCCTCCCTGCCCGTTGTTCCTGATCGACTCTATGGCTGCTAGGGCTTCTTCATGGGTGTCGAACTGCCTCTTGCCTTGACACGCAGACCGACGGAGTCTTCGCTTCGATGACATATTCACTTTACTCCCGGCTTATTGATGACTTTTGAACTCAAAGTCCCCTGGATCGAAAACCTCCTGAGTTGGGAACTTTCACCCCGAGGAACAGGAGAAGGCGAACCCGAGTAGAAGAACTCTATCTCAGCATCAACTGACTCGAGTTCAACCCAACTCCCATTCCCGAAGAAAACTTGGACTTTAGTCAGAGGGTTCGAGAGTTCACTGAAGTCGTCCAGGGGTTCCTCCTGCCTGACCACATAGTCAGGAACAGAAATCATCCCGCCTTCTTCTTCTGACACCATACACAAACCATGTCTCGGCCGAGGGGCCCAGCACAAGACCTACAGGTCCCATGCGGACGGATCAAGTTCAGACGGTAGACGGTGAGGGACGCTTGTAGATCTGCGAGAACACTCAGAGACTCTGCGCGTGGAATATGGGCCTTGACGGCTCGACAAGATGGGAGGGAAATGATCCTGTCCAACTCGCTAGACTCCGCCTCTAGAACCAACTCTACGGTCGAGGCAGGGAGTCCCTTTGGGGGTCGCACCATCAAATCCATCATGTCTATCATTATAGTAGGTCTTGCGGGAGCGTGCGGGTTTTCCCTCCCTCAAGGGACTAGAAAGAAGACCAGTCCGACAAAGGCCAGTCCGATCCCGAACGGGAGCAACTGCAGAGACCCGACGGCTACCCCGAAAGTAACCAAGAACTCCGCGATCGCTCCGAGAATCAATAGAACTGCTCCAACGACGGCGCGAGTCGATCTCGGCACCTAAGACTTCTCCTCGTTGTCTTCATTGTCTGATGAAGGCGTGCCCATTTCCTCAGGGAAGAACCACAACCCACAGGTCTTGCACAGAGTCTGCACAATCCCCTTCTTCGCCTGCTCCTCTGCCCACGCATGCCAACCTAAGTAGTCATGGGCAGGCACGACGTCTATGTGCCAGGAGCATTTCTTGGGTTGAGAGTACGCATCTTGGCCACGAGAGGCCCGGTAGCGATGACTCTTACGTCGCAATTCTAAGAGCCTTAAAATACCCGAGAAGTCTTAGTTCTGATCTCCCCGCCGACTGAACCTCGGTCAAAAAGAGAATCCCCCGGAAAGGCAGACTTCTCAGTCAACCCTGCCCAGTCTTGGCCTAGGACCAAGATCAAAGCCTCTTCTAGACGGTCGACCTTGTGAGCTAGGACCTCGACCGCAGACTCTGCCTTGCTCAGGCGCTGGGCCAGGGAAGGTCTAGTCTCGACAACTTGGTTCACACCTTGGTCCACCTACACATCCTCCTTACTCGCTGAGATCGACTCGATCGCAGTATCCCGAATCAACTTCTGGTCCCTCCTCAACATGTCGAAGAGTACTCTCCGCGCGACTACCGGCTTGGACTGAACTTCGACGAACTTCCCGCCTCGCGTATGCAGGACGATCGCCCTCGCTACCCACCTTTCCTGGGTCGTGCCTAGAAGTTTGCCATCAGCATCGAAGGCCTGGTAGAAGGTCAGGTCAAGTGCTGCTGGCAAATCAAACCTTTTGTCCTTCATGTCCATCTATAAGTATATAGGGTCCGATCAAGAAGTGCGCAGTGAGAAATTGATATAGATAGGCAACCCCATCCGATATACAATCCTAAGCACCTCGGGTGGTCGCTCCCGAAAGTCGATAGGAGAAAGGGGACTCTTGGACCTGTCCCGGTTATACAGGTCTGCCTCCAGTCATTGAGTACCCTAGAGGGCCCGAGGTACATCAAAACAAGGAGGCAGCCAGGACATGGGCCAGGCGCTAACGTCTATCGGTGAGTAAGTTTCGGCTCACCCATCTTCCTCAAATCACCTACGACTATGTACGCGCAGTCAGAGCAGATGGGTTGGTCGAATGCGGGGACAGGGAGTGTAAAGTCTTATGCCCTGCCCATCCCGACGTCAAACCGTCACTGTCAGTCAAGGACCTGGGCAAAGATGGCCTTCTCCTGCACTGCCATGCTGGGTGCCTGTACTCCCAGATCATCGAGGCCTTAGGTGCCCTCGAAGTCTCTGCCCCTCAACCCGCAGTCAAACTGCAGTTGAAACCAGAGACTGAAGAAACTCAAGCCTTCTCGCCCGACACCCTAGAATGGTTCTCGACCTACACTGGGGTACCTACAAGTTTTCTCTTGAGCCTAGGCAGGAACATCGCCTTCGCCCAGAAAGAAATTCGCTTCTTATTTCCAGGCGTCAAGGCAGCCAAGTACCGGAAGGCGAGAGCCAAAGAGTTCTGGTGGATCCAAGACGGGGGCGACCGACCCCCATTCTGGCCACTCCCGCCCAAGACACTCCCTACCCGCATCTTTCTAGCGACCGGAGAGACAGACTGCATCTCACTCAAGTCTTTGGGCTATGACGCCTTCGCCTTGACTGCAGGCGAGGGGGCGATGCCGGAACTCGCGGCACTCCGCGTTCTCTACGACCGAGGAGTACGCGAGATCGTCTATGTCCCAGATCTAGACGAGGCGGGCCAAAGAAAGATCCCGATTCTTCAGGAAAGAATCGAAGACGCCGAGATCTCGTTCTTAGAGATCAACCTAGCATCCCAAAGAGATCCCCTGATCGGGGAGAAAGACGCAAAAGGCGTAGTCTCTAGACTCCTCGACAGCATCGAGGCGGGAGACATCAAGAAGATTCTGGACTCGTTGGTTGCTCAACCAACTCAACTCGAAGAACGCTTTCCTACTGTCGATCTAGGCGCCTTGATGCTGGCCGGGATTCCGCCTCGCCCCTTCCTGATCCCAGACCTCATCTACAAAGACAGGTGCATGGTTCTTCATGGACCTTCAGGTGATGGAAAGACGATGATCTCCCTGGCCTTGTGTTCCGAAATGATCAAAGCAGGAGAAACTGTCTTCTACTGCGACGAAGAAAACGGGGAAGACGAGATAGCCAAACGCCTGATGGGTTTGGGCCTAACTCCAACCCAAGTTACCAACCAGTTCCTATACTTTCCTCTAACATCGCCTTCCCTCAAAGAAGCCGACTCCCTCCTCAGGAGAATAGTAGGATTCAACCCAGTCTGGGGAGTCTTTGATTCAGGGGCTGACTTCTACACAGCAGCAGGCCTCAAAGAGAATGACAATGACGACATGGTCACCTGGTTCAAGGCCTTTGTTCAGCCCCTGTCTCGAACTTACCAGATAGGCTCACTTCTCTTAGACCACGAAAATGCAGTTGGAGAAGAAGGTAAACCCAGAGGAGCATCTTCGAAGAAACAGAAAACTGATGCCTCCTGGCATATCAAGGTAACCAAACCTTTCGACCAGGATACTATTGGAGAGGTAGAATTCGAGAGAAAGAAGAACAGACACGGAAGCCTACCCCCCCTACGCAAGGCTAGGATAGGTGGAGATGGACAGGGAAACATTGATTTCCACCTCTACCCCACAGTAGTAACTCCTACTGTATCTCAACAGCAGGCACACGCTAATGCTAAGAGGATGCAGTACTGGTGGACCGAAGTCGACAAGGTACTTCGCCAGGCAGGATGCGTCGATGCTTCTTCGGGGCTGAGTCAATCGAAGCTGTTTTCTGCTCTTCCCTCAGGCCTAGGTCAAGCAGACAAGACCCAAATGATGCAGGATTGCGCAGACTCTCCTCTGTCTAAGGTCAAGCGTCAAGTCTTCGGGCCTAGGAAGACAATTACTTACTGGGTAGTGTAGAGGACCCCCAATCCGTCTATAATTACGACCGCCTCGCCACCGTCTCGAGATGGTGTGAGACAGCATGACCCGGTCCATGTCCGACGACCGCCTCGTGGGGGGCCATAAGAACGAAGTTCTGGCCCCTAGCGAGACGGTCGGAGTGGACCCTGAATGACCGGCGAGGTGGTCACTAGCGACCGTAGCGACCGCCTCACTCCGGTCGCAACGGTCGCAGAAATTTAAGGAAACTCCCCAAAACCGACCGCCTCGTCAGGAGAAAACCTTGAAGACCAGCCTCTATCGGTTTTTCGACAGACAGGGAAACCTACTCTACATCGGGATTTCAAAGGCCCCCCTCCAACGCCTCCTGCAGCATCGGGAGGAAAAACTTTGGTGGGAAGAAATCGGAACCATCAAACTTGAGTTTTTCGAGACCCGAGAAGAAGCCCTCTTCCAAGAATTTACCGCAATTCAAGCAGAACAACCCAGGTACAACATCCACAGTAAAAAACTTAGGCAAGTTTCCCCCAAACTAGGGAATGCACTACCTTCTTCCCTTCTGCCTACTGAACTCATATTCGAAGGGGAATCCAAATTAGGGTGGAATCTACCTGACGACTGTCCCCACTGTGAACTTCCAGTGTCTCCGGTCAAGATTGATCTCCTAACCGGAGAATGTTTCTACTCCTGTCCTACCTCCCAACTCACCTGGACCTGCCGTTGGGGACTCGAATACAACTTGGGTAAAAGGACCTTCTCAAACCTGAAAAACTTAACTAGAGGAATGAGCAAAGTAATCCAAGTCCCTGGAGGCTATGCCTGCACCCAAGAAGACCTCAGAGAACTTAAGACCCTCAACCTAAAATTTCCTTCTCCCCTTAGAAGATGCTGGAAAGGTTGGGATGGGAAGTTTTATGGGTTCACTCAAAACCTCCTATAATGATGGAAAGATCGATCATAGGAGAACTCAAGAGTGCACCCGAAAGACATCGTCGTCGACCAGTTGTACAGTCGAACTTGGCAAGCAGTCGAGACAACCCCTGAGGCCCAGGAAGCCCACCGGGAGTTCATCAAGTTCTGGGTCGACTGGCTGACCGAAGAAAGCAACGGCGAATTCAGGCATCAGCGGGCAGAACCTTTGATGGCACTCCCCTCGATCATCGGGCAACACCAGGAGATCAAGGCACTCCCTCCGCGGACAAACCCGGAAAACAACCCTATAGCCCAACCGCCCTCGGTGTCGAGGCGACAGCGTAGCCCGAAGGCGAAAGCAGAGTGAAGTACGCCTCAACCGTCGATGAAGCAGCAGGTATCCTGAAGGTCTCCTCGCCTACCGTCAGGCGTTGGTGCATTTCAGGAAAACTCAAAGCAGTCAAGTTTGGAGACTCCTGGATGATTGATCTGAACCCGAGCCCGTCCAAGGATCATCCCGTCTACCGCAAAGTCAAGGACGACTCGAGGGGAGTAACTCCTGTCTACTTCATCGTCTGCGACGAGGGCTACCGGGAGTCGATTGTCTGCGATGGGATGTACGAGTGGGCAGCCGATTGGTTGCTCGAGGTTTTGGGCCGACGACCTTATGCCCCAAGACATCGGCCTCAGGAGTCGGTCCATAGTGGGACCTGAACTCAACTTTTCTGGTGTCGAGAACACCCCGGGCGAACACTTCTCTGGGCGTCCTAAGGCCTGGTGCTGTGACTGCCGCGAATGGTGCTACCCTGATCCTGAACTGCACTGCGGTTGCTGCACCGACTACCTGAAGTCCATCGCCAGGCGCCCCTCGATGAGTTTTCGTTGGTATGACCTGTGGGTAGGGGCCTACTTCGATCAGGAGTACCAGCGCCTGTTCATCTGCCTTCTTCCGACCTGGGTCCTACGCATCGACCTGCGCTGGTTTGCGAGGCGACACCAGAAAGGGTGATTCTGCCTCCTTGGTGTCGAGAGGCTGTCACGAGAAGGGTAGGGTACGGTACTTTCGGTGAGGATCAAAACTTAACTCTGCTAGGCATTAGCAAGAGGAGGTTTCGGGTCGGGGGCGAGAGATCAAAGACCCCTCGCTCCCTTTGACCCAACACGAGTTCGAAACTCAAGCACACGGGATCAACCCTGTGTGTGTGTGAAGTCTAGTGCACGTGCGGTACTCGCGCGTACTAGAACCTTCCCTTTTCTTGCCTTCTTTTGTGGTGTCGAGATTGAAAACTTCCTCTGCCTTCCAAGCGAGTTCTGCAGTTTTTGACCAAGAACCTCATCCAACCCGAGGACTTTGTCTTGTTCTCGTAGGCGACTTTACTCCCGCAACTACTCAGCCTTATAACCTCAGGTTAGATGCCATGAGTTATCAACCCGGAAATTAATACAGAATCTTCCCCGATTGCGCAGATGATCATTATCAGACCAAAACTCAAGGGTACTCGAGCATAAGGTCCTAGTCTTGCCCAATGTCTAAGAACAACGTACCCTTCCCACATAAGGCAAAGGGATGATCCTAGGATAACTCCTCGAATAACCCAGGGTCATAAGGTTTGTAGAGGCCTCACCCACCACTCCCCTCCTCGGGCAGTTTGGACTGCTCCCTCAGCGCGGAGACGATGGGCTCTGGGATGTGGCCGTCCTGATACTTCACGCGGAGCCAGTCGGCGGTTTCGTCCGGTTCCCAATACATATCCTTGTCAAGCTGTGCCGCCAGCGCCTCATACCGCTCCTGCTCCCGAACGAGGAGGGGCTGGACGGCGGTGGCGATGTACCCAGCCATGAGGTCCCACTTATGTCGCTCGATACGGTCTACGAAGAATCCCCGGCCATGATCAGTCGCCTCATCCTCCAGTGCCTTCAGGATCACTTCGGTCAGGCCAGCGGCCCCCGGCACCACCCGTTCCCGCTCTGCGCGGGCTCCGTAGGCCAGAATCCACCTGGCAAGCTCAGGGTTGCAGCCGATCAACGGCTTCCCGGCTGATTCCGGGTTCGTGAACTTCTCTTCTTCGTAGCGAGCACTGGCTTCGGCCCGGAGGCGTTGCATCTCGGCCTGAAGCGCCGTCGCGAAGTCGTCGGGCTGGCTGGTTTGGTTAGGCATGACCGACTGCTCCCACAAGCAGGGTGCCGAGACCGGTGATGAGCATGACTACGGCTAGGCGTGGGTCTACACGAGGGGTCTTAGCTCCCAGTGAGTATCCAGTGATGATGACTCCGCCCACCATCGAGATCGACCAGGCGACCAGGGTGATCCCGATCCTCGCTGCAGTCAGCCAGGTCATGGCTGACTCCTCCCGATCAAGTAGCCGACGACCAGGGCAAAGATAGAGAGGAACGTGATGACGGCCATCATCCACAGGAACGCATTGACAGTCATGGCTGCCTCCTCCAGGGCCATCGTCCCTGCTCTCTGCGATACCCGAAGTTGACGATGGTCAGCATGATGGCGGCGAACGCGGCCAGGGCCACGAACGCCAGGAATGGGGAGGCGCGGACCAGCAGGATGTAGGGGACGAAGAGGATGCAGCCCGTCACGATCCCGGCTATCGCCATCTTCTGGGCGGTCTTCATGGCTGCCTCTTCCAGGGCCAGATCTCGCGGAGTTCGGGGCTACTGCTCATGGCCGGCGGCCTCTAAGAGGGCGCGGTAGGTGTTGTAGAGAAGGTCCGCGGCGCCGTCAACCTCGGCTCCGGTACCGACGAATTCAGGGAGCATCGTCTTACTCCACTCCTCCAGCGCCCGCAACAGGGCGGGGAGTTGGGGAGCTATGCGCTCAAGAATTGCCCGCTGAAGAATTGCGTCATGTGTGTCGTCAAAGTGATTCGCCTTGGGCACGGAGAGGTGCTCCAGGTCGTCAGCCAACTTGCTCATGGCTTCTCCTCCAGGGCGGCCAGCGCCTCTTGGGCGACCTCACTCGTTGGGCCTCCATGAGGAAGGCCTAGAACGGTCCGAGCTATCGTCCCCGCATCCGCGGAAGCCGTCACCGCCGACTGCTGCGAGGATGCCTTCACGATCCACCGCAGCGCCTTCTCGTAGCGCTCCAGGCGCTCGACATAGGGGCGAAGGCAGGCAGTTTCCTCCTGCGAGGCCTCGACCATCCCGAGGGTGAAGTCCAAGTAGTGTTCCTTAACTACCTCGACCACCTTGGTAGCCAGGTCCCCCCAATAGATGTGCGGGTCTAACTGCCCCCAGGCATCCAAGACCTCCAAGATCTTAGACTCCAGAGTCTTGGTCTGGTCTGATTCTTCTAAGGCTTCAGTAGGAGTACCCAGTCTCCCATCTCGCATAGGTACTCCTAGGATCAAGTCCTCTTCTTCATCCTCGGGTGGATCATTCAATTCATCAGACACCAGACTTCTCCTTCTCGCCTAAGGCGTCCTCAAGGTTTACTTCGACTAACATGCCCAAGCGACCTGCGATCCTGACCAGTTGCGACACTGAGGGGTAAGCATCGTAGAACCCGCGACAGACAGGGGAATCTCGAGTTACTCTTGCCTCATCGTTCCCATCGTCTTCTTCGACCGTGTACTCCTCGTAGACCATAGTCTCATGGCAGGGGATATGGGTCTGTCTCGCTCGACACTCTTCGACCATACTGTGGACTCGACCCGGGTTTAACTGCATCTTGTTCCCGGGTCGGAAGATACAGGTAGCGCACTGCTCACTGAGTACATAAGCGAGACTTCGTTGCCTACTCACTCGACTCCTCCTTCTCCTTGTAGGTAATGACTACAGAGAGGAGTTGCTTCGACTTGGTGTCGAGGGACCAACAGGTCCGGTCGACTCGTCTTGATGCTCCATCCAAGAAGTAGTTTAGCCAGTCTAGAGGAACCAAAACCAAGGAGATACCTATACACAGGAGCGCTTCTCCCCAAGGCCGGTCTGAGAGAAAGGCCTTGATCATCAAGAAGCCCTTTCCACGATCGTCCCACAGTGGGCGCAAGGAGTTCCGAGTACCTGGTCTGGTGTCGAGCAAGCCTGGCAGACCTGCGGATCCCAGGAGATCACCCAACCCAGATTGAAGCGGGCGTGACGATACTCCTCGAGGGCGTCTAAGTTCACTCCGTATCCCCCTCTCGTCGGAGGTGAGGAGATCAGGTGGTCGTAGGCCTGTCCGTACTGGACCCAGGCCTGGTCGAGATTCAGTCGCTTACCCACTGTCGAGGCAGCATAGACCTCGAGGTACAGGCGGGAGTTCTTCATCGCTTCGTGGTAGGTCCGGTACTTGGCTCGGTACTCTAGATCTTCTAGGGTCAGGTGGGACTTGATTACAGGCCTGACTTTCTGGGGGCCCCTAAGAGAAGTTCTGCGCCGGTTAGGCCGGTAGAAGCCTCTAATCCCGGGAAACAGTGGGAACGAGATCCCGAAACTCATCTTACTCTCCTGCGGTCTGCCTTCGGATGCTTCGGAGGCCTCTGGGACTTCTCATCCAGGGCAGCCGACGCTTTGACCAAGCGGGTGACTTCTCGAGTCGCCTTCCCCTTCTTCCTCTTGACGACCTGCGCCAACTTCTCGTCTAGGCTCAACGCCTGGTAGTGGGCCTGCCTAGCAACTGCTGCCTCTCGACGCTTGGTCTTGCGACCTGGGAAGTTCTTTCTTCTCATCTAATTACCTCCGGTTTGTCGAAGTGACTCGAACCTCGTAGGTCTCACCCCCGAGTGAGGTCTCGAACTGTAGGTTAGGGAAGGGGAAGAACTCATACAGACGACGGAGTGCCAACTCGATATCGTCCTCTAAGCGCTTGACTGCTGCCTTGCGCTCCGAGTTGAGGTCGAGAGTACCCGAGGGCATCTCCAAGGCCTGTCTCGAAGAGCGGATGTTCTTTCTCCGAGTTCGCATCAGGGAGTTTCTCTCCTCTCGGATCTTCTCCTTCTCGCCTTCGGTCATCACTTCGCTAGCGCAGATGTGGGCGGTCTTGAGGTCAGGATTCATCTTGCGGTGGACTTCGCGGTAGGTCTTCTTGAGTTGCCCTACTCTTTGCGAGGCCTTGGCCATCGGGACGTCTTCCTCTTGGAAGTCTGGAAGGGAGTCTAGAATCACTCTGAAATCCCCTTGGGCAGGACCTTCTGCCAGACTGAGTGAACTTCGAATCCATCGAAGATCGAGGTTTTTAGTCCCTGGCGCAGATGAGTAACTGCTTCCTCGGGACTCCTGGCCTTGAGGACTCTAGTGGTGACAGTGTTCTTGAAACTCCCATTGAACCTCTTGCTGATCTTGACCTGGTAGGTGTTCACCTCGCCTCCTGCTTGTTGAGACGGTCGATGAAGTCCCTTTCCGCGATCGGGTTCGGGGACTTCACGTTCTGCAAGTCGTAGTAGAACTTGAGGTCCAGAATATGCCTGACCTTAGCCGCCCCGAACAGCGACCTGACCTTGACCATCTCGTAGCGATCTTCTTTTCTGTTCATCTCCTATGATTATAGGTCATCCTGACAGGAAATGCAAGGACCTTTAGGAGAATCTAGGCTTGGATCATGGCGACTCGAGCCAAGGTAGCCTGCACCCGCCTAGGCTGCGGGAAATTCCAACCTTGCCCCGACCACGGGTTCATGGCCGACGACCGGCGCGAACTCGACCGCGTCGCCTGGCGCAGGCTTCGCGCGCGCGTCCTTCGTGAGGAGCCCTTCTGCCTCGATTGCGACCGAGACGGGCTAACTACCCGGGCGGTCGAGGTCGACCACGTAGACGGGAATCCTGCCAACAACTCCCTCTCCAACCTGAGGCCCCTCTGCAAGTCACACCACTCCCGCAAGACTCGGTCGTCAGGTTACAACTACCGCGGCCAAGGAGAAAACAAACTCAAGTGATCCTCAAATGGGTTAGGACCTGGCCGAAGACGATTCCTCCTAACCGTTCCTATATCGTTGACGACTGCCAAAAAGTTGAGGTCGAGAAGTACGACTCCTCCCCTCTCGCCGATGTTCAGGCAGATGGAATCTTTCTCTTAGAGTGGGATATGGCCATCTCCCCTGAGGATGCCGAGTACTTCGAGTCTATCTGCCGCAAGTCCCAGAAAGAAATCAAGGTCGCTCCCTACTATCTGTACTCTACTCACGATTCCCACTGGTGCCACTGGAACTGCGACAACTTAGGAGTACTCTTTGATCCTCGCAACCTGCGCGAGGATGGGTTCCCCCGGGATTTGCCCCTTCGCTACGTCAAGAATCTAGAACCTGACTGCGACGGGTTCGGGTTCGGGTGCGTCTACTTCCCAATGCGCCTCCTGCAGGATTATGTCGAGGCAGGAGTAGGCAAACTGACTGACCTCAACTTCTCTATCTGGAACTTGAGGCGAGGTACTAACCCGATCGAGATAGTCTGGGATGTGAGGCCAGCCCATCTGCATTTCTCATGGAGTAGGCGCCCTTTTCACCTAGTCTCCCAGTCCGCTATGGAAGACGACTTAAGTTCTGGCCAAAAGGCCATGCAAGATGACGCCCAGATCCCGATTCTTGCTCAGACAGCCGAGATTCTGCCCCTCAGAGAGAGGGAATCTGCACTGCCGGATTGGCAACCCTCTTGAACTTCTCAGAGAAGCGATTAGTTCCGTTACTGACCCAGAGTTCCCCGTTGTAGACTCCTGCCTGGACGAAATCTGTCTCGACCCAGACAATAGTCACGTTCCCGTCAGTCGGATCCTCATCCAGATAGATAACATCGCCGGCTGTCTTGGATTGGGTAGTCCCATCAGGATTCATCTGCTCCCAGGTGCAGGTGTACCCAGTCAGGTCAATTGGGTCTAGGTTAGGATCCTCGAAGGAGTGGACTAGGGGAGGAGGTGCCTCACCCTGAGTGATTGTCTCTAAGATGACCATCTATCCACCTCGAATTGTAGTACCCGAGGATACCTCCCCAATGATCGTCGTCGAGGGGGAACTTCCCTCGATCGAACTCGAGTAGGCCCGAGTAGTCGTCAAGAGTCCCTTTGATTTCAGTGCGGCTGTCATAGAAATATCGGTAGAAATCGTACCCGAGACCAAGATCTTCTCGACAACCTGACCGATGAGAACAGATTGCGCAGCAAGTTCTCCGATCAGGGAAACCAAGGCAGCGAGTTCTCCTTGGGCCTCAGAAGTTGCTTGAATCGAGCCTTGGACCTCTAGTCTGAGACCTGATTCGATGGCTGAAGTCAGGCCAGTGACTGTCTCGATAGTCCCGACGACCCAGTAGATAGCCACTGAGTCGCCACTAAGTTCCGAGGCAGAAGAAATCTGACCCTCGACAGCAAAATCTTCCGATAGTTCCGAGGCAAGAGCGCTTCCGGCCGAGATCGTGCCTTCTAGACTTATCGCGACAGATGGTGTCGCCTGCAGGCCTGTCTCGGCTGGGATAGACCCGTCAACTCCTGTCCCCGAAGACTCAGTAACACTAGCCGAGACTTCAGATTCTGCCTCAAGACTTCCGGTCAAACCCCCAGAAACTTTGGGTTCTGCACTGAGATCTGTCCCGGATACTATAGATCCCTCGACTGAGATGACTACAGAAGGCGTAGATCCTAGGGAAGTCTTTGCCTCTAGTCCCCCAGTAACCTGATTCCCTGAAGTTTGCGACTCGGTCGCTTCAATCTGGGTAAGGGAAAGTATAGACCCAGTCAAGTCTATTCCGATTGCGGGTGTCGCTTCTAGGGAAGTTTCTGCACTGACGATCCCGGATTCTTCTTCTGTTGCCTTGATCGTACCTGTGAGTGCAGTCGAATCTTGAACTTGCGAGATCAGAGAGACTTGAACTGCAGGCGTCGCCTCAACTGCTGCCGAGGCAACCAAACTTCCAGTTTCACTCTCGACAACAGTTGGGGTCGAGGTGAGGCTCGACTCGGGTTCAACTGAACCCGAGATCGACTCTAGGGCACTAGCAGTACCGGATAGGTCCGACTGAGATGAGATAGACCCGGTCAGGGGGACAACGGAAACCGGGGAGAATGCCTCAACATAGGCGGTATAAGGAGCAGTTGCCCCGTTCGTGTTCCCCCAGTTGACCTCTAAGACGTTGGTCCCAGATCCCGAAGGCCCGTCTAGAACGACCCAAGTCTGGACCGGAGGGTTGGTCGTCGGAGAAGACAACCCGACCAAGGTCTGCAACTTTCCGGCAGCGACCGGATTCCCGCCTGCGTCAGTCGCGTAACCCATGATGGCCGAGACGACCAGATCTCCAGGAGATGCCGAGGTTACCTCGACACCAGCAGATTGGTTGAGGTCAGTTTGAGCAGAATCCTCAGAGGCACTGACATCTACTCCTAGGCTAGAAGTGATCATGCCGAGGTCCAAAGAGGAGTTGCCTGATGTCCCAGGAGTGTGAGTCATACTCACGGTGAGCCCAGAAGATGCGATCGCCGAACTTGCTACCGCCCCCCAAACACTCTGCCGAATATGGTTAGACCCATTGACTTGATCCCCTGAGTCGTTGAGTTGAGACCAGGTGAGGCCTCCCCCAGACGGAGAAGAGACACTCCCCGCCAATCCTGTAAACCCAGTATCCGACGCGCGCAAGCGCAGAATCGCACCTGCTGGGATCGCGCCTAGGCTGTTGGTGATCGTCGGAGTGATCGAAGAGTAGCCCAGGTTCTGGCCTAAAAGGGTAAACTCTGCGCTTGGGGTCCCCAAACCTGCGCCTGCAGGATTCAACGAGAGTGCGAACCCGACCCAGGTCGAGGTCGCAGATGCTGTCGTCGAGACGGACTGGTTGGATCCCGCTGCCTGTCCGTCGGAGTCAAACCAGGCCATAGGAGAAGAGGAGGCCCTCTGGGTCAGTCCACTGGGTGTCGAGAAGGTGAAGTTAGATACTGAGTAGGGAACAAACCCGATGACTGCCCAGTTTTGGTTCTGGACCTGGAACTGATTCGAGGCGACAGGAGAACCTGTACCCACCCCTGCGAAGACGACTGAGTAATCCTGGTTGGTGTAGGGAGTAGTGTTGTCTATGCCTCGATAAGCACCTGCCTCGACTCCAGAATAGCAAGCAGTCGGGGTTCCTGATGCAGCAAAATCAAAAGTTGGAGTAGGAGTCGATCCTAACCCCCAGTAGACAGCGTTTTTCAGACCCGCGTTGTCAGAAGACCCGATCAAGGTCCAGCCTGAAGGCGCTGCGGGTACGTCAGGAGCAGTTGCCCCGTCCCAGTAGACGTGGGCGAAGATGACGTCTGTAGTTTGCAGAAGGCCCCCGCCCAACAGGGGTACCGTGACCGAGTTGGCAGGAGAGGTGTTGATCGAATCGTCCCAATCGACGAAGTCTACTCCAACTACTCCTCCGTGGGCAGTTCCAGCCAACTGAGATGCAGCAGAGATGGAACCGGTCAAGGCAATCTGTTCAGACAGGGTGCCTGCTAGTTGCGAGGCAGGCGCAGAAGACGCAGTTTCGGCAACTGCTGCCTTGACGGCTGCGGTCAAAGCCGTCTGATCTTGGACAGTACCCGTGATCGACGACCCAGTAGTCTTAGAATCTACCCCGGAGATGGTGCTTGCTGCCGTGATGCTGCCCGAGACTGCAACTGCTATATGGGGAACCGCATTGACTTGAGAACCCGCGGACAAGGCAGCATTGACAGCTTCTTTGGAAGTTGGTGCAGAGGTGAGACCAGTAGTAGAAGAAGAACTTCCGGATAGTTCTTTTCGAGCAGAAACAGACCCTGCTAGAGTAGAGGCTGAGGCAACTGAACCCGAGACGTTATCTGTAGTTCCAGTAGGTGAGAACTTGAAGGTGGCGACTGAACCCGCGTACCCAGAAGTTGAACTCGAGAAGGAGACAGAGGCAGTCAGGGGAGATCCTGAAGTTCCAACTGCAGCGTTGGTTTCAGTGATAAATTGTCCCGGAGACCCAGCGAGGTTGGACCCTAAGGTATACCCAGATTCTGCAGTAGCAGTTCCATGATCAGAGATGAAGCATGCGCAACCGAGTTCATTAGTTCCCGAAAGATTTCCGTTGGTTGTCGCGGAGAAAGAAGTGAACGAACCAGAAGCATTAGCAGAATTTCCGCCCTGATCAGCGGTGCAGGCGGGCCACTCCTCGATGCGCAGGAAGACGTCTCCTGACCCTCCTGACATAGTGAAGGTCTTAAGACCTCCTGGGTTCGCCTCGTAACGAGCGATTGCTGTCCAGGACCCATAGTTACTGTTGGCATCAGTAGAGTTTGGGACGATCGTGAATCCCGACGGGGGAGTCAGTGCAGTGTCAGACGAGTAATCGGCCATATAGGCGATCAGGGTCGTCCCTACACTTGAGTTAGCCCCAAGTGAAACTGAACTGCCTTCTACTTGGACCCCAGGTTGAACTAAGGAGGGCACCTAACTACCACCTGGGTTCAAGAGAGGCACTGTGCCCCTTCCTAGGTTATGGTCAGTGAGAGGGCACCGATGGCAAAGGAGATGGTCACCCCAGCACCGTTGACGATGTTGGTGTTCGGGGTCAGGGGCCCAGCGCCCATGAAGTTAGAGGCAGTCGTCCCAGTTAAGGTCTTCCACAGAGAGAACCAGGTCAGGGCAGTTGCCCCGGTCGACCAGGCAGCAGACGATGCCGCAAAGGCAACGGCGACTGCGTTGGTCAAGACTTGCCCTGATCCAGATGCTGTCGGAGCCGCGAAGTCTCCGACGACCAGGACTCCTCCTCCGATCTCGACTCGAGCATAACCCCCTGTGCCAGAAGTCGGTTCAGCAAGACCTGTACCATCAGGTGCAGTCGGTGTTGCTGTCGAGAGTCCGACATAACAAGTAGTCGGAGCAGTGATCGCTTGGGCACGCAGGTAGAAGTTGAGGAGATCCTGCTGTGCCTGAGTAGACAGCTGACCCCCGGAGTTGAATGCCATCTCTGCAGGTTCTCCTAGAACATAGCAAATTTGAACTCGCCTGCAAGTAGAATTCTAGTACAAAACTATCAGGCAGATCCTAAGAGTGTCGGACGCTTCTTCTGGGTGACCGTGAAGCAGCGTGACAAGGCCATGATAGCCGCAACCACTCCGTCGATCTTATCTCCTGCCTTGAGCTTAGAAGGTTTGACGTTGCCCGCAGGATCGAGTTCGACAGCGAAGTTGTCGACCATCCAGCGCATGCACCCGTTGGGCAGGTGCTTGTACATGAGTTTACCAGATTCTGCCAAGAGTAGAAGTCTCTGCAACTCCTTGGTCGGAGGAGACATGCTCGGAAATCCCTGGCGCACTTCGGTCATGTTGAAGGCCTCATCCTGCAACTCAGATGAGATCTGAGTAGCGTTCCAGGGGTCGAAAGCGATCTCTTGGATCTGGAAGTTCCTAGCATCCAACTCGAGTTGCTTCTTGATGTAAGTGTAGTCAGTGACGTTGCCAGGAGTCAACTGCAACCAGCCTTGTTGCACCCAGAAAGCGGCACTTCCTGCTGTTCGTCGGTTGAGTGCAGTTAAAGACTCACTTGGAGCGAAGACCCTAAAGATGCTGACGTGGGAAGAATCTTCCTGGGGAAAATCTAGGCAGTAGGCACTGAGGTCTGTTGTCGAGGCAAGGTCCATCCCGCAGTAGCACTTCTGCCCCTTTAAGGATTCTTCTTGCATCTCGACCTCACCCATGTCCCAGTGGGAGACACTCAAGTAACGAGTATCCTGGCGGGTCCTGATGTTGAGGTGCAAGCGCAAGAAAGACGCTAACTGGGCAGGGGATTGCTGGGCCTCACGTGCTGCCTGCTGCATGAAGCGACGGTTAGGTGAGATCCCGTAACCAGGATTGGCCTTCTTCCAGGTCTCCTCGGAAAAAGGATCGTCTGTCGGGAGTGCTGCCCAGATGACTCCGTAAGTTCCCTGGTCCTTGATCGCCCCCCTCGCTAACTGCTCTATTCTTTCTCTCCGTTGAGCATAGATCGTCGTCGTACGCGAGTCATCGGCGGTCGTGATCGTCAGAGACAGAGGTTGTGCCCTCGAGCCCATACCAGTCTCGAGTGCTTCGACCAGAGCACCTGACTTGTGGACGTGGAGTTCGTCGATGATCGTCCCATGCACGTTGGCCCCGTGCAGGACGTCAGCCAGAGAAGACACTGCAGCGAAGTAAGACCCGGTCGGCTTGTGGATAACCTTCTCGGTAGTGACCGAGACGTATGGCGAGAGATCAGGGGATTTCTTAGCGATTTGTTGAACAGGCTGGAAGCAGTACCTAGCCTGTTCCTTCCCGGTAGCCGCAGCGTAGACCTGAGCCCCTTCTTCTCCGTCTGCCGTGGTCAGATAGCAGGCGATGCCTCCCGCGAGAGTAGTGTTGTGGGTCGGGACTAGACCTTCTCCTGCTAGATAGCAGTGAGACGGGTGGGCGACTTGAATGCAGCACATCAGACGAGGTTCGACTTCTTCGATCGAAGTTACCTGGTTGGTCGAAGATCGAGTTGGCCTGACAGGCCTTGGTTCTAGGAGGCAGGCTTTTCTTCTCAACCTGAAAGGGGAAAAGTCTGACCAAGCAGTAAAGGAAACCAGATACACAGGCCCACAGTCTTTTCCGTTCAGGGTTGCCCTGTCTTCTCTAAAGGTAGGTTTGAACCCTAAAGACCTAGCCAAGAACAGTACTCCCTCGGCCAAATTCCTTCTGGTGTTCGAGAATTCACAGCGGGACAGGTTAGGAGAACATCCTGCATATCCGTCAGTGTCCATCAGACCTCGCAGGAGTTCAAGACGTTGGGCCTTTGAACCCAAGAGGTACTGTCCTGGAATTGACTTGTTACTCAGGACTCCTATCTGTCTGAGTTTCTTTTGCAGGCCCAAGTAGGTTCTAGTTATACCTGAGTTAGAAACTGCTCCAAGAGAAAATCCTGCTTCTAGTAAAGAATCATGGATGTCTTCATCGGCATTGGTTACCCCTCCTCCCTCGGAAGTCCCATCCCCCAACCAAACTCCCAGGATGTAAGGGTCTAGAAGAAGGTCTTGGGCCTTACGTTCTAGGGGTCTTGGGACCTCTACACAGTATCTCCTCTCGACCCCAGACCAGGGATGCAGAAGATAATCCCTGGACATTTCTTCAGTAGTCCTGACTAACCACCGATTGCGGTAGCGATCATGGACCCACCACTGATGCTCTTCTCCAGCAATAACTTCTTGACCCGCAGAAAATCTTATCCGGTACGCCTTCTTGAACTCAGGCGTAGAGACGTAAGTTATTTGAGTCAAAGGCCCATCTGGGGAATGGACAGAATCTCCTACTCTCAAGGCCCCCATTGTCGACCATCCCTTAGAAGTCAACATGGGAGTATCTACAGAAAGTTCCTTCCCGTTTTTTCGGGGCACTTCAACGTGAACTTTGCGGATTACCCGGCATACCGCCTTGGTGTCAGGATCGACCAGGACCCACCCGAAGACAGGAGCGATCACATAGGCGATCTCCCAGGGGTCAGGTTTCAGGACTCTACCTGCCCAGATGCCTTGGGTATGGCGAAGTTTGGAGAAGACTGACAGGACTCGGTCAACTCGAGAGGCGTCGAAGAAGACTCCTCGACCCGAAGGTTCTGGGGTCTTGAACAGGGGAGGGCACTTAGGAAAAGGTATGTGCCTTGACTTGAGGTACCACTTGACTTCTTCCGACAGACGGGGATCCTGTAGGTTGAGTACTCTCGCTGTCTTGGGTTTGGCCTTGACTTGAGGGGCCACTTTGGGTTCTTGGGTACCCCTATCTAGGCCAGGAGCATCAACCAGGAGACATCAGCAGAAGTGGATTCTACTATCCCGTACAAGTCGTGAGGACTATCTCCAACTGAAGGAACACTCAAGACAGACCCAGCCGCAAGGGATAGACCTTGGTCTTCTCCGGTAGTTGAAACTGAAGGTCCACCTAGGAACACGGCTACTGATCCGTTGTTCTGGATGAGTACTCCGTCATTCTCTTCTGGAACAGTACAGATGAGGGTAGGAGAAGTATCTACTGAAGTTGTTCCGTTACTGTAAGTGCTCATCTTAACAGTTCCTTAGATCCCTTTACCTTGAGGCTTGGGGTCTACTTGGTTCCGGCCTTGGCTCCTGGCGAGAAGGGGTTCTCTTCCTTGGATGGGTCAGGAGACGCTGGAACCTTGACTCGAGGTTCAGACGCTGGGGTCAACCCGAACTCATTCGCCCACCACCGGTAGTGGGAGTCGGCAGTCTCTAGGTTGAGGAGTGCTGGGTTCTTGACATCCGCCCCGAAGCGATTCTTGGTTATTTGGCCTTCTACCTTGATTATCTCTTCACACTCGCGGTAGCGCGACCAGGACTCGCACAGGATGACCAACCCAGCAAGATTGTGTTCGGCGAGGATGTTGAGGCGAGCCATCTCTGGAACCAAAATATCCCAGTGTTTCGAGGCCTCAGGGGACAGGTAGTCTGGCTTTTCAGGTGCGAAGCGGGAGTAGGGAAGATCAGGTTTGACGATCGGTTCCCAAGTTCGGTCGTCGTGGATCCCGTCCGAGGATTCTAGCAACTTGAGGGAAGTAGTCTTGAGTCTCGGACCTTGCCCAGCTGGGGCCTTGGTTACTCCCTTAGCGCTCATATATAGGATTCTACATGAGGAGAGGACGAGCACTGTGCCCGCCCTCCCTTGGACAAGGAATTGTCTACTCGACGAGGTGGTCGAACTGGCCCCTCTTGGCTGCGGCTAGGAACGCCCCAAACTCGCCTTTCGTCGAGAAGATCGAGTCGGGCGAGAAGGTCTGGTTGCGGATCTCGATCGGCATGGAAGGATCCCCGGTCGGAGAAATCTCCATGCAGTTGTTGAAACCTCCTGACTCGTCTGCCTTTTCCCATGGACGCCCAGTTTCAGGGTCTACCTTGAACATGACAACTCCTCTGCTGGTACCCCAGCATAAACTTCTTGAACCCTGTCCCTCAACTGGCGCAGAAGAGTTTCTGCTTCTTCTAGGGGCAGGACAACACATCGACTATCTTTTGCTCCCCTCCGGTTGACGACCGTCAGGGAGTTTCTTGGGATCTCGACTTCTACGGTTTTTCCGGGCACGTTCACGCCTCCTACTCAGTTCCGTCTGGCGGAGTAGGCCTTCCTGAATTAAAAAGCGAGTAGCGTTAGCGAAGTGCTGGACATGAACCTCATGCATGAAGGCGTACACCTGATCTTGCGTACCCTCGTCGATGTAGACCCTCGCTTGTGGCAGTTTCTGGTCCGTGTCCTTCTCGACAAAGGTCTGACTAGCCACGACTCAGTTTGTCCTCCTTTCTGTAACGAGTTGCTGTGATGCAGTCACAGTCACAGTCACCCCCACATGAGAGGTGATCTCCTTGCACACAGGACCCGCACTCAGATGTGTACTGGATATTGTCTATGGTCACTGGCGAGGCAGGATTCTGCCTTTGAGAATGGGAACTGTGTTTACTGGAACTGCCTTTTGCACGAGAATGCATATCTCAGTCCTCGCTGGGTTCTGGAAGGACGCGGACATTTGCCAACCCTCAGAAGCAAGTTGATTCAACTGGGTGAGAAGGGTCTCGTCCGTGAGATCCTCCCACTCCCCCTTGATCTGTTGGTATTCCATCCTGAATTGGACAGGTTGCATTTGACCGATAAGTATAGACACATGCGTGAGGGATGTCAAAGGGACTCCCGGATTTGAGTTGATTTTCCCTTAGTTTAGTAGAGAATCTGCCTGTTGACAGTGATAATTACTGTGAATGTAAGTTTACCAGAGGTCAACTCACAGCCCACAGAGACCCTCCACAGTATTTTCCACAGTCGCTTCAGTGGCCAGAAAGTTACTGTTCCAAGCCGGGGCCTAGAGAGTCGGGGCGCCAACGCCCGGAGCCAAACTGCAGCCACTTCTTCCGCCACCCCGGGGTGGGCCACCCTTGGTTTTTCCATAGTACCTTATGACTGTTAAGCACATGGAATGCTTAACAGTCATAAGGTCATAGGACTTAACAGTCATAAGGCCTCATCCTGTTCAGGTATAAGAAGGCAAGGTGAGGAGGGTTAACTCAAGGCGCCTGCCTGCCTTGTCCTCGCGCTCGCCTCATCCTTATGACCTCAGGCGCCTCGTCCTTATCCTGCCTGCCTCGTCTTTGTTAAACACATGACTTCATTTAAGTTATACCTAGGCACTCCTCATCCTTATCCCAACGATGACTACGAACCTTATCCCAGTCCCCATCAGGCACAGGCCTGACATCATACCCACAGTCAAGGCGCCAACAAGACAAGGCATATTTCTACCCTAGACCCCTTGACATCTAGGTGCCAATTGTCTATGATTATAGATATGGGAACGTTGCGCGCAGGAGGCGAGAAGCGAGGCAACTCGCGTGATCGTCGCAACCGCAAGGTGTGGATGCTGCGCACATGGGACAATGACCTGGGTGTCGAGGCATGCCGTTGCGTGCATTGCGCACGAATCGGCAGAGAGACGATCCTCGACATCAAGGGTGTCGAGGCAGATCGCATCGTCCCCGGAGCGTCCTATGCCCATGACAACGTGCAACCGTCCTGTCGATCGTGCAACCTCGCCCGATCGAACAACATCGCCTGGGCACCGCAAGGCGCCTTCGCCTAGAGGAGTTCAATCGACAATGTCCCGTGTCAACGTCAAGGTCTACCTAGGTAGGTCGCCTCACGTTCGCAACCTGCAGGATGTCGAGGCAAAGGTCGCCCGCCTAATGCGCCAGGCAGAGAACGACCGCCTGTCGTTGTGGGTCAACTTGGACCTGCCCGACGACGACGAACTCAACGAGCAGCGGGAGCTGCACGACCTAGGGGTGCTGTGATGCGAGATCTCAGCGACCTCAATCAGGAGCGCTTCGAACAGGGGTTCGAGCGCCTCCTCGTCCTGTATCGCAACTGGAAGAAGGCGGAGGAGGTCGTCCCTCAGAATGCGCATCGTGAGGTAGGCGCCTACAACAGGTTCATGTCCGCCCTCGACATGTTCACGATCATGTCGGGCGAGGTCTCGGCGACGACGATGTCCTACCTAGAGGACGAGGTGTCCTGATGCTCGTGCCCAAGGTCGTCCCGTCCGATGGTGTCGAGGAGGCGTTCGCTATGTCGCGTGTTTCGCGTTTCGCGTTTCGTGTTTTCACGGTCGTGACGTTCGTCCCTATGGGCGCCCTCTTAGTCCTAGGGGCAGGCATGGTCACGGGTGTCGCGCGCGTCGATCGCGTGTCGGAGCAGGTCGTGGGTGTGTCCGCGGGGCAGTTCGATGCCTCTCGTAGTGTCGAGGAGCACTATTGCTCCCTCGACGTGATGTCAGGTCGTGTCATCGTGTCGTGTCAGGAGGCGAACTGATGAACAAGGCAGAGCAGAAGGCGAAGGTGATCGAGGCACGTCGCCTCCTGAACCACGCCATGGATCACGTAACGATGGGTAATCACGAACAGGCATTCTCCCTGTTCGAGGAGGCCCAGGGAATCGTGTTCGACCTCAAGGAGGCGAACCTGACGCCCGTCTGACTGCACTCGATCACAGTTGCGCCCGTTTGTCAACCCTGGCAAACGGGCGTTCGTTTTATATCAGGAGTGTAGACACGCTGTGACGCGAGCAGCCGGTCGCTGCGCGATCGAGGTCGTCACCCCAATAACTCACACGGGCAAACTCTTTTATCGTCGCAGAATCGAGATTTTGCTGTAAACGTTTGCAGGGATCTCGTTAGGCGTGCGAACTAGATTAGTTCGCGTGACTAACATCGGTTTTTCCCCAGGTCCTGATATTCGATGCGCACGCTCCCGGTCGATCGTCTATAATCATTGTAATGACCTACGGGAACCTACACACAGGAGGCAACGCATGCCCTCGATCATGACTGGCGTCGAACTCTCGCAAGCCGAGGTGGGCGTTCGCGAATTCGTCGTCAAGGACCTAGTCCCCAAGGGGTCACTGACCCTGGTCGCGGCTCGCAAGGGGCGAGGCAAGAGCGTGTTCACCTTGTCCCTCGCCCATCACGTCACGACCGGCAGGCCTTTCCTGGGTCGTCCTGTCACCCAGGGGCAATGGCTGTACGTCGGGACCGAGGACGACTCGATCGAGTTGAAGGGTCGTTACAAGCGCCTGTGCGACACCTTGGGCGACGACGCATCGCCCGACATCGACTTGGGCACCCAGTGGGCGAAGCAGTCAGAAGGCGGGATCGACGAATTGCGACGTTGGGTCGCAGGGTGCGACAACCCCCAGGGGATCACGATCGACTTGGCTGTCGGGGTGACGCCTGAACTCCTGGTCGTGCGTCGGGGGTGGGCGGCGATCGCGACGTTGATGAAGGAGTGGATCGACCTAGCGCGCCAAGAGAACATCGCCATCATTCTGGTCCTGCACATGAATCGAGGCAAGGACAACTCGAGTGACCCGATCGGGGACGTGCAGGGATCAGGAGCGGTCACGGCTTACGCCCAGACGCTCCTAGTCATCCAGGGGTCGAACCTAGGCAGCGAACGTTCGTTGTTCGTCGCGGGCAAGTTCGGGAACTCGATGACCCCGATCACGATCGACGGGGCGTCGATGACGGTCGAACTGCGCGACACGTCATCGGTCGATGACGAGGCGATGTCGAAGGAGCGCTCTCGCCTGATCACCCTGATCGCCCAGAACCCAGGGTTGAAGGCACGTGAGCTCGCCCGCAAGTGTCGTGATCGTCAAGTCGAGGCGACGTGTCGCCTGCTGCAGATGATGGGCGACGACCATCAGGTCGACGTGCGCGAGCGCAGATATTACCCTCACATCGTCGATGTCAACGACCTCGAGGCGGGACACGAGGTGTTCGTCCTGGGCAACGATGGGAAGGCGGTCAAGGCAGTCGTCTCCCAGGCATCCCTCCTCGACGCGCCCACCCCTCGCCTGGTTGTCGAGGAGCACGAGAAGGGGGTCGCCTGACCCTCGAACGAACGTACGCGGGCGACAGGAAAAATTCCTGTCGTCCGCCTTGACATTTCCTGTCGAATCGTCTATATTTATTGCATGGGAACAATGCCACTCGCGTCGATCATCACCTACGCCTTCCTGTGGGCGATCCCTGCCTCGTTCGTAGGCATGGTCGCCTTCACCATCGTCGCCCGCGTGCGAACTCAGGTCCAAGTCAAGCGACCCGCACGCCGTAGGAGGACCTTCTGATGCACACAACCGACCTCTCGATCGTTTGTTCGTACATCGCGCGTACGATCTCGGCCTGCGAAGTCGACGAGGTGCTAGGCGACGGGACCGCGCGCGCGATCGATGAGGCGATAATGATCCTAGACCTCGACACTCAGCATGGCAGGATAGTCGATGTCGCGCGCGTCGTGTTCGACGAACTCGACATGTTCGAATCCTGAAGATTCCTACATTCTCCTGTTGACATTTCCTGTCGAATCGTCTATATTTATTGCATGGGAACACGATACCCGATCACTGCGAAGTACGCCTCGACTTGCCCCTCCTGCAACGGGGCGATCGAGGTAGGCGACAGGGTCCTGTGGGCGCGAGGCGAGAAGGCGACGCACGTCGTCTGCCCCAAGAGCACGTCGTGGGTCACGCAGCAGCAGGCACCGGTCGCGCGCATCGCGCCCGAGGCCCAAGGCGTCTACGTCATCGAGGGGGACGACGAGTCACAGATCGTCAAGGTGCAGGCGACGCGTGACGGTCAGCGCACCTACGCGATGCGTTGGGAGGATCGCAACGCCGCCCGCCTGATGGGGAACGGCGAACACGCGCACGGCGAATGGGTGTACGAACCTGGCTTGGTCACCGTCGTCGCCCGTGAGGGACACAAGATGACCCTCGACGAGGCGAGGGCGTTCATCGTTCTCTACGGGCAGTGTGTGCGCTGTGGGCGTCACCTGAAGGCGGCCGAGAGCGTCGAACGCGGGATCGGTCCCGTCTGCGTCAAGTACTTCGAGGCAGGAACGACCGGGGCGAGCGTGATCGCCGCCTGACGATTCGTTCGCAAGGGGGGTCGTGCGCGATGCGCACGACCCCTTCTTCGTGGGCTACATCCTTACGAAGATTTTACAAGTTCCCTGTTGACATTTCCTGTCGAATCGTCTATATTTATTGCATGGGAACAACCAACGACACGACGAAGACCTTCGACCCCGCCTCGTTCTCGATCGACGCGATGTGGGCAGTCGTCAAGCCACTGCAGGAAACAGACGAGAAGAGGGCAGAGGTGCTCTGGCGGGTCATGGAGGGGATCGCCAACGCGACCCAGAACGCGCGCCAGGCGACCCGTCGCCTGCGTCAATCCTGCGACGACCTCGACGCTTCCATCGATTCAATCTGGTCGCATGAAGTCGCCCTGGCCTCAGTCGACCTAGAGAAGGCGCTCGCGACGAGAAGCGTCCTCCTCCCGATCCTGATCAACCTCCTAGGCAAGGCCGAGGTCACCCGCCTTCTCGGAACTTAGACGCGACGAATCAGTCGTCGAGGCGACCCCCACATCTAAGGGGTCGCCTTCTTCGTGTTTCTCGACACCTATCCCGATGGGTGTCGAGGGTGTCTAGGCCTACCCCTTGTTCTGCGCGCACAGGTCGACGCTCTGACACGGAACTGCGCACCCCGCACAGGTTGATGGAGTACGAGAGAGCGCGTCGGAGCGTCGAAGACACGACGCGGAGAGACGGGCGTAGCGACGCGAAATCGCATACCCTTAGTGGGTACACCCCCGTAAGAGAGATTGCGGCTGCTCGCGTCGAAATTTCCTGTTGACATTTCCCGGGGTGATGTGCGATACTATAAATATGGGAATCGACAAGTCGCGGATGACTCAAGACGCCGCCTACGTGATCGACCTCGATCGTCGATCGATGTTGGTCCTTTTAGACGACACGGTCAACGAGGTCCTAGCCGAGAACTTCGACCTGAGCATGCGAGAGGTGATCATGCGCGTACGCAAACTCGACGAGGAAGGCCTAGAGGAAATGGTCACCTCAGGTTCGATCACGCGCGACGAATGCGAGACGGCGATGCGCCCGACCGACGAGGATATTCGATCGTCGATCGCGAACTATCGCGCGATGTTCAACCTGATATCGCGCAACTTCTGACAATCCCCTGTTCCCTGCGACGGGCGCGCAACGTGCGCGTCCCGTCGCATTTTTGCATAAGGAAGGACAGGCACCTGCAATGCCCGTCCCATCGTCGTGATATGACACACCCCCGTTGCAGGCGGGAGTTGAGGGTCGTCTAAGCGGTCGTGCCCATGGACACGTCGCCCATGATGTTGGGGTCGACGACGATGTCGAGATGCGCGACGTTGACGCGCACGAACGCCTCGATCCCGTGATCCTTGATCGAGGAGTCGTCCTCGTCGGTCGCGAGGTAGGTGGCGAACTCGTGTCGCGCGTCGGCGGCGTTGCGCGCCCGCACGATCGACACGTAGGTCCCGTCCCCGTCCGGGGTGACAACGATGTATGCGTTTCCCATTACTATGATTATAGGGGGTCGGGGGCATCCTGTCAACCCCGAATTTTCGTTCGTGCACGCGTGCGTGCGCACGTGTCGCTTGTCAACCGCGTTTTCGCGTTTCGTGTTTCGCGTTTCGTTTACAACATATCGCGATAGTGTCGGGAACCCCTAGGGGACCTCGACACCCATCTCTGCCCACGCAGACCCTGGGCGTCTCGCGTCACAGCCGGTCGCTGCGACACGAGAAGGCACGCCCCGATAGATTCGTCGGCCGAGAGATTCTCGCGTCGGAGATCGCGTCTCTCCGCGTCGAGGTGACCTGGTGAATTTCCAAGTTTCTTGGAATTCCCAAGGCCCTTGGATTTTCCAACATTCTTGGAAATTCCAAGGGCCTTGGATTTTCCCCAGGGCGAACGCCCGTTCGGGTTTAAACCGAAAATCCGAACCGGGCTTACCAGGGGCTGCTCTCGGGGGCTTACCGTACCGGTTTTATATTATAATTATAATGTAATAGAAATTTTCAAAAACTGCAAAAATTTTTTTTTCAGGTTTTGGGTTTTTGCCTTGACTCCCCTTGGATTTTGTCCAGGCAAAGCAAGACCTTGGTCTCTACTCCACCTTGCCTAGAAACGCAACATCTTGAGATTCGACCGAAGTAGTTTGACTTCTCCTCCGAGGTAAGACTCAACCCCCGCACTCATCCTGGGTCTCAAGACAGAGTCAGGGAACAAATTCAGTCAGTCTAGACTCCACCTGGATTTATTACGCGCACGCGCGCTTGAAACCAATCCCGACGTGATCTCCCGACGTGTCAAGGTTCCTGAGTTTTCCCAAAGGCAGGAGTCTGAGAACCTGAGTAAACCCCAAATCTAGTCTCTACTCCAATGACTGACCCCGCAACCAGAGTTGCATCCCCTAGGGGAACTCAAGGCCTAGAAACTCAAAATCAAACGGGGAGAAAAGCCCCCCGGTATTTTTCAAGGGAGCGGGGCTACCCCGGGGGCCTAGGCAAACGGGGAGAAAACAGAGTGAGTGTGTTCTGAGTGTCGAGAAAACCCCCTGGGTCCTGTGATTATTGAAGTTCCCTCTCTGCCCAGGACTCTACCTTGAATCAAAACAGACCAGGGAAAAGACCGGACTTGTCGGGAGGGCATGGTGCGGGGTGTCGGGTAGGTGGGGAGTGGTAAGTCTTGTCGGTCAGTCCTGGCATGGACAGTCGGCTTGGTGAGGTGCGGCAAGGTTAGTCGGAAAGGATAGGTACGGCCAGGTTCGGTAAGTCGTTACGGTCTGGATAGTCTAGAAGGCAGGGTTCGGGTTGTCGGAGTGGGACGGCATGGTGTGTGCCGGATTGTCGGGACGGCATGGGCTGGAAGGGATTGTCGGTGAGGTATGGGCTGTCGGGGAGGGATGGATTGTCGGGGGGGGGGGGGGGGGGTACGGTGTGGTCCGGGTTTTAGGTAAGGTGTGGT